CGTTAAATCTTCACCTTTTAGAATGTGCAATTAAAAATAACAACCATATTTCTGACTTATTATCTATAAAATATTGAGTAATAATCGGTTGTAAATACTGTGCTTGAAGTCCACATTGCCTACAATAATATATGCGCTTGGGTTTTACTTTTATCGCATACAAAATCTTACGTTTATTGACATCGTATATGCCAGATAGTTTTTCAAGTATCTGATTATGTGTAAACTTATTCGTTTTAACTAGCTTCCAATAATCATGTCGAATCAATTTGTCTCTTGCTTCTTTCTGATCCAACAAACCATTATCCCTTAATGAAATAATATAAGGATATGGGATATTAGTTATATCTGATAGTTTTTGAGCATACAAATCGTAAATCTGTGCAACACTCATTTCTTTATTACTATTTTAGTTTCAAGGATTATAGATTTGGAGTCTTCAATATCGCGTATAAGATTAAATGAATCTTCCAATAGGGCCAACATAACACGATTACTTTCTTCGTGTGTCATACTTTCCCAGTCAATTTCTAATTGTTTAGCTATTTCTTTCGCTAACTCATAAAACTTATTTGTTTTCGGAATGTCTGTGACATCATATATTTCGTTTTGTTTTTGGCCGAACAATAAACGACTTAACTCATAATAACGAAAAAACGCCTCCAAAGTCTTCTTCTTATCTGGAGGCGCAATAGATAATTTGTTTTTTGTCATATTTATAAATGATTATATACGATTATCAACGATTTATGTAATTCTGCAACCAACATGGTAAGATTAGTCATGTTGGTTGCCCTTTTAGTAGCAAACCTTGTCGATGCATCTGGAATATCATGGATCAATTACGTTATTCTGGTTTATGATATTATTTCAGCTGTCATCGCAGGGCTTGCAGGACTAACCAAAAGGAGTCAAAAAGACTCTGCAAATTGATGAATTTTATCTGTATGACCGGGGAGCATATCTCCGGTCTTTTTTTTTAAGTAATAGTTGGAACTGGATGAGATTAGTTTATAAAACTAGATATGTTTTTGAAAAAATAATTAGCTATAGTTGTGCCCTACGACTAATATTTACTATACAAATAACAATTTAATATATAATGAGAAAAGAATTGGAAACTATAAAAATAAAAAGAGACCGAACCTTTAGGTACAGTCTCTTAACAAATGTCAACAGAAAAAATTGCTCTGTTGATTCGATGGGTTATGGAGTGATATAGTCGGATAAACTACCATCAAGATAATATGTATCTTCATTTTCATCATGGTAGAAGTCAATCCATACATTATGAAGCAAGCTCCTAATCTCATCTACTCGCCCCGGGGTAATTCTACTACCACCATAGTAATCCAATACATCTTTAGTTATATCAACATACATTTGGGGACTATCATATAAATCCGCTAATACATAGCTTTCATAACCTGGATGTACATCACTCCTCCAATGATCAGAAGATGATTCTCTTAATCCTTGCTCCCAACGAACATTTTTAACTTTTCCTCTCATAGCATAATCAATTTATTCTACAAAAGTAGATTTTTTTTTCTTAGGCACAAATTTGTTACTGTATTTATTCTAATAGAAATAGCTACAAAGACTTGTTATATGCGTCAATAACAATTTTCAGTAAATCCATTGAATTCCCTAATGAGTCATACACATTATCAATTACGTTATAACTTGCCTTTAACGTGTTTAGTTCGCTTTCGGAATAAGGATATGTTATTACTTTAACGGTGAATAGCATTTTCTTAGCTTCAATAAGTTCAGAGATTGATTGTTTCTTACGTTGACATGATTCATAATATCGTTGATACGAATCACCTAATTGGGAATCAACATTTCGATTATAAAGGTCCAATTGAATTGCGAGACATTTGGTGTACACTTCGTTTGCAAATATTGTTATGTCGGAATTAAGTGTATTTAATTCATAAGTCAATTTAAAGTACGACAATTCATGTTCAAGAGAATCAACTCTCTGAACAAGTGTTCGTATTTCCTCCTGTGAATCTTGTGATTGTGCATGGACTGAAAAAAAAGAAAGCACAAATACAAGAGAGCATAAAAATTTATTCATATAAATATTTGTGTTAGAAAACGCACACCAGTTACCATGAGTGCAATTAAAAATTATGAAGGCGTGGAACTGCAATGTCACCTCTTAATCTGAAGGTCACAGGAAAACTTGCATACAGATGTGGTAATAGCAACTCACGCTATATCATAATACTACTATGCCATCTGAGTATGTAATCTAAATTTCCTATGTTTCCAAATACTTGATGCGCATAACGCTTCTTTTTTTCTCTTGTGTCTTGGAAAGAGTTACCCCAATCCAAATACAAAAGTACAAAAAATTCACGATACGTTCCTTTATCACAGGATTTATTTTGATTTACAATTTTCTCTAAAAGCTACACCCAAAGCATAAACAACGGCACCAATTACCCCAATAGCTAAGAAAAACTTATATAGTAATTCATAATGTTCGTCATACATATACAACAAAAAGAAAGTAAATATGGCCCCTATAAAAACATAAATACTATATCTTTTTATGGGAATAGCTTTACCCTTCTCTTTTTTAAAAGGTAATCCACACAAAATAGCAAGAAAAAGCATTACTACAACCCATACAATAATACAAATAAACGTAATCATCGGTTTACCTTTTTTACAATAATTTCATATTCTAAGCCATATACGCATTGAATGAATTTATCTACAGATGTGCCTATATTCTGAGATTCAACACCAGTTATAATAGCCAAGTTTAACTTTCAAAACTTTATTTTTACATCTCCCAGTTAAATGCTGCATTCCAAATAACACAACATAATACTATAATCCACAAAATAGCCATTATAATGCCTAACGTCTTTGATTGTTCACTTATTGCAGCAATTATTGAACCAGAAAAACCAAACACAATTATAAACATAATGGTATTCCCGACACCAACATTACCAACAGCTATAAATATCACAAAAAGTATAAACGAGACTAATATAATGCCTAAGGTTTTTAAGCACATCAACCTTTTCATTTCTTTTCAAATTTAATAATATAACCTGAAACATCTACAATTTTAAGTAATGTATCTATACTAATAGTGGTTGTTTTTCTTTCAATATTAGCTATTGTAAGATGAGAGCATCCCACTTTTTCAGCCAAAGCTCTCTGTGACATCGCTTTTTCTTTACGAATTAATGCCAATATACTTCCTAATTCTTGTGCATCATTTGTGCGATATGATTGTTGTCCATTATCAATTACAAGAATATGCTGTAGTGCTTTAATATACGACATCATATTCCCCATCTCAAAATTACCACTTCCTTTTTCCAAACGATATATAGCAGTAGGCATAACCCCCATTTGAAAACAAATGTCTTTCATTTTTATGGTAGATTGCTTTCGTATATCTGCAATTATTTGGCAAAATTCCTGTCTATTCATATTCTTATAATTAATACTACAACAAAAGTAAGCAATGTATTTGATATACACAAATGACACCTATTTTTTCTTGATAATTTTCTTTTCTACAAACCCAACCACTTCATCTATTTTACTTATGCAGTCCTCCATCAAGCCGATATAGTCCTGCATCTTATCTCCTCTGGAAGACATTTGCAAACCATCTGGAAGGGAATCATAAGCGTCTTGTTCTTCATTTAAGATGTCCTCCAGTTCCCCCTTCGCTTCTTCCAGAGAGCTTATAACATCATTGAATCTACCTTTCCTTTCTTTGTTCATAGTAAATACTCTTTATTAAAATATTCTTTTGCAATAAGCCATTTGATCATAGACACGCAGCTTGCAAAAGGACTACTCTCAATACAAGTACCAACAAAACAATCTGCTGTATATCTACATACTGAAAAATTGTATCCAGATTCATATTTAATCAGTTCCGGATGATGAAGTTTAGACTTTGGCGTATCACTGGGGAACTCATACGGGAGTAATTCAAGCAACCGGGGCAAACTCCATGCAGGGATCTCATTATCGGCTGTTGCTAATGTTGGTGGACATAATTGTAATTTCCATTCCGGAGAACCATCGTCTGACATTATACTACGATATACCAAATCTGCTGTTTCAGGTTTTACACCTAACTCTATTAATTGTTGCGACTGCTCTATGCTTGTTGCAACTTGTGTTGTAAACTGTACCATATTACTTATTGTTTTTTTATTAGTTTCTCTTCAAATTCGGCAATGATACAGTCTGCATCACCACCATGTACCCAATCCTCCAAAACAGAAGCTAGAACTTCTATAGCTCTTCGTTTAGTCTCTTCTTCACCTTGTTTGTAGGCATCTGCACCTATTCGGTCTATGTCTTCTAAAAAATCATAACTCATCTCTCTAAACAGATTTAAAATGTTCTATAAGCTCTTCCACTGTTGCCTTATGACTACAATGGAACCATGCTGCCTGTACACTATCTCTAATGTTTTCTCGTGCATAATTGATGTCATCATCATCGCATATAAACCAAGTATTTTCAGGAGGATATACAAACCATTGTGAATCGTCAGTATCATCTCTCAATGCAGCAATGGCAAGGAACAAAGCCTCATTAGTTCCGCAATGAATATACCCATTACATTGTTCTGGAAGATATGGAAAATCAATCCCAAATATCTCATCATTGTCTGTCGCTAAAAAAACATCGTTTATACATCTTTCATATCCTATTTTATACCCTAAACGAACCAATTTATCTCGAAGTTCTGGTGTGTTTTTGAGTATAAACGCGGGTGTTGTAAATCCCATAGTTAATCCTCCGTGTCTATCTTTACTTTGGCACGCATTACAAATATTCCACTACATGAATTAAAAACATCGCATGGATCTAAATACAACCTATCGCCTAAATAAGTACCACACTCATTCTTTAAAGAACACTCTAAACAAGGGGATTCGCTCGGTATGACAAACTCATGCAAAACTCCATTAATTATTATTCCATTATTTACTTCCATAATCATTTCTTTCTTCTATGTGTTTTCTTATTTTTGTTTTTCTTTCAATTCCTCAATTATCCGTTCAAGCCGATTGTATTCATCTTTCCCTGCTTGATAAAACTGGTCAATGCAATCACGACAAAATTCCAGACGTTTAATTTGTTGCTCCAATGTTTCATTCATATTTCTTATTTTTACATATTATTCCAGAGGACAATCGCTGGGACTATCAACTTTAATTAAACTAATGCTTTCAATATTTCAATAGCTTTATCAATACCGGCCTCATTGAATCCATCCCACGGCTCACTGAAGCAATACACGCATCCGTTTTCAACATTGTAGATGTCTTCTGGATCACAATCTGTGTAACAGGTTAATTCAAAGCAGTATCCATGATGAGTATAGATCTTTCTATGAAGCTCACCATTTCCAGTATCTTCGGATTCGTGTATAGATATTCCGTCACTTTCTTCTCCACAACTATCTAAAATACGGCTTACTAAATCCCAAATTTGTTTTTCCTTACTCATAGCATCTTTTTTACAAATTCACTGTATGACAACGTAAGTTTATTTCTTTTCCCGATACCACAAAATCTTAGGTTTGCCAAATATTGATTATACTTTGCCTTCTTTATCAAATCTGACTGATTCTTTTTGTTCTTATTCATATCCAGTTGGTTGGTTGTTAATATCAAGTTTGCCATCATATCTACTGTATGGGCTTTCTACATAAAACTCCCAGTCGCCAATAAAACGTAATCGAAAAACTTCTTTTGCCAATGCAATAATCTCCTCTATTGTGTTAAAACAATTAGTCAAATCGCCTTCATTATAATAGTCTCCCCATCGTTCCGGATCTTCGCTTATTTCTTCTTTGGAAAGCGGACGTTTAAGTTCAAGTTCATAGGTATAATGCGCTAATGGGATATTATCATCAAAAACCATCCTACTATGTCCAGGTTCTCCATCCACTTCCATATTAACCCCTTGAATATTTATTTTCCCATAATAATGAATGGCATTAAAAGATATTCCCCTAAATGTAGAAACTTCAAGTGTGGCGCGTCTTCTAGGATTATTTTTTCTATATCCCCATGATCTTACAGCATGAAGTTTATCGTTGGGTAATACAATATCAAGTCCACAGTTATCTGGGAATATATCAGGGTAAACATATCTTTCACCCTGACTTTGCTTTATCACTTGTTCTAAATCCATATTGACTCCTTTTTTTAAATTCAAATCCTTCTATTAAATCTGCAATACAAACCATTCTCTGAAACATTTCATAATGGTCCATCTAACCGCAATCTGGTAAACATTAAAAATCAAATATTCCAATCGCTTTTGCTATACTCAAAACTTCCTTCTTTGTTTTTACAGAAGTCGGAATAATTGTCCCATTTGCGGACTTAGAATAGGTCTTGCCACGACATAATTCATAATCGTAACCCATTACTTGCTTCTTACGAGAGAAACCTATACATCCATATTGCAATGTCCATTCAGAACCACCACCAAACGGCATATAGTTACCTTTATCATCATACCACGAATTTTGATGGCGTTTTGCATGAAAATAACGAGTACCAAGTTGATTATACAATAGCACCTCGTATGCACTGTTGATTGAACGATTACGTAAATTCAATCGTTCGCAATTCAATCGTTGTTGGATTTCAATCGGTAAATCACTGAATTTCATAATCGCGTGTATTACGCATAGCTTTCGCTTTGCCGATTAGAGTCTATAACGTTCTGTTGAAATACATTTCTCCACTACTTACTACATAAATTTTTACCATATTATTTTTATTTTTTAATTACTATATTTACTTTTGCACTACGCCATGCGTGACGGGCTTTTATTAATTATAATTTCAATATTATGATCGAAAGCTTTATAGGATGGGTTGCAAACCATCTACCTTATATAAACGAGTATTTTGTAACCCCATGTTTAGGGATACTTTATAGTAAAGTCTGGAACCACATAGAACATAGGTTTAGTAACTATAAAACTCGACGTTATCAAAACGCATTGGTAAAAAGATCGTGACATATTGCCTTCAGAAAGCAATAATCTTTTAGGACGCTCCAGAGCGTCCTTTTTTTATATTTTAAATCCTTTCTTATTAGTTAATTGGGATAAACATCCAATGAGTAATATCTTCGCTTTTGAGACAAGACCATTGCCACCTTTTCTTATTATCCATATAAATGCGTTTTCCTTTCCCTACAAATCCATTTTTATAGAGTACTATTACCTCTTTGGTATGTGCAAGAATGGTTCTCTCATCCACTTCAATTCCATCTTCGGGCATTTTATCGTTCACGTTTATCCATGCCATTTGATTTGATTGCCATACAGCACCAGCATAAAAACCAACTTGGGCGTGAGTTTTATAGTTACCGTGATAATAATCGTTGAGCCACGATTCTTCAAAGGCTTTTTCTATTGATTTATTCATATCTGAATTTTATTTAGTCAATCCAAGTAAGTCAAACGCCTCTTTCTTCGTTATCTCAATAAAGTTCTCGTCTTGCGGTTCATGTTTATCGTCCAAATAAACAACGACGACATCACCTACTATTTCTAAGAAAGGTGTGTGGAATTCACCGTAATAATCTATTCCTATCTCATCAAGAAGTCGGAGAGCTGAATATGATTTGAGAGAATTAAGGAAATTCTGCATTTCCTTTCCAGCTTTCGTTCGTTTAGATGGATAGAACAAACCTTTGCGCTTGACATCTTCCTTCCACACAGCCAAGTCCACTTCTTCCGGATTAAGAAAATAGAAGCCTATCGGAATGGGAACTCTCCTTGCTCCCTGATCTGTAAAACCAGCAAACTTTTCATAAGCATAAGGAATATGCTGCCGAAGAAGCTCCTTGTTTTCTTCTTTGGTTTTAAGTTCTTTTTCACGCTGCTCTACCATCTTTTGATAGATAGAGCTGTCTTTGTTTACTATTTTGTAGTACATATTCTTATTCCTTTCTGATTTTGTTTTATTTCAAAATATCAACAGCTTGCCTCAATATAACATCAGCTATTTTTTCATCACCAATCTCTGTTTTGCAAATTATTCTAAGTTGTGTTGCTAAATATCTTGTAGCTTGTGCCAACTGTTGAACATCTTTAGGGACTTCCATATCATTTTCAATCGCAGACCGTCCCAATATTTCTGCTATCCTAAATTCGATTTCACTCATATTAAGATAAAAACATATAGCCCTTTTTGATAGCAAGAGCTTCTTCTTTGCTATCAAACATTAAAGTTGTTTCACACTCACTTCCATAACATAAAGCTTTCACTTTCAGCCACCAATAATAATTTCCACTACCATAATCATCATAATATGGTTCGCCAATAATCTCGGTTACATAATGTTCAAGTACATTCATTTCTGTTCTATTTAGTTTTAAACATATACAAATCTTTGCCACCATTATCAAGAAGATAATAATCCGGTTTGATTAGCGCAATCCAATAATCAACAGGCAGCAAACGTTCATCTCCAAAAGAAGGAGATGCGTATTGGCAAGTTGGAACATAATGAGCCTGAAACAAAACCTTATCATTGTTATATGTTGACATAATTCTTGTTATATCTTCGTCTGAAAAGTGTTCCAGAACTCCATGTGTTACCACTACTGTAGATGACTCAAAAAACTTAGGCTCACAAATATTTTCTTTAGCATAAAACAATGGGACTTTTCCGAAGTAATTATTCGTAGATATTGAGAGTGTGTTCTTGCAACATAGCTCCAACATAGGAATATTGATGTCCGAGAAGATAACTTTTGAAATTTTCTTTGTATCAGAACTATCGGTTAATCCAAAAGAATTAAACAACCTCTCTCCTATTTGCGAAATAGCAAGGCTTACAGTACCTATGCCACATCCTTCCTCTTTTAAGATAAGGGGTGTTTTCAAGTTATAGGATATTTGTTGTATATTGACAATTATTTCTTCTATAAAACGATTGTACTTTTTACAAAACGCATTAACATAAATGTTGTTACAAACACGACTTTGATAAAAGTTGTCCCAAGTATTCATGGGTTCTGTAATATCATCTTTCCTCATTGTTTGGTTTTTTGAATTACTCCTCATCAACATACACCTCCTTCTTGTTGTCTGGCCAAGATTTACGGATCAGAGAAGTGATCCTCTTTCTTTGAAGTTTTTCAATAGCTTTTCTTTTGGCTTCGACTTTATTGTTAGCAGGAACCACTATTTCAAAAGCATTCAACTCAATCGTAACTCTATATTTTTTCATATCGTTTCGTCTATACTTTTTCCAGATCACTACTTGCTGCAATTCCTTTTAAAACAGCTCCTCCAACTTCAACGCGATAAAAGTAAGAAGGCTGAACGTTGTTATCTGAATCTTCAGAAAATGATGGATATACCTTCTTTACTCGACCTATTTTTCCAACCATTGCCGGTTGCAAATCGTTAGAGACAATTTTCACATTATCTCCAACATTAAATTTAAAATTTTCCATATTATTGTTGTTTAATTATGCAACTTTACGTTGTGTTGTTACTAATATTCTACACAATGCCTCACAAAGAACTCGTGCCATATTTACTTCTACGGCATTGCCTATATATTTTTTCTGTTCAGCCTGGGTTCCAACAAGAACATAATCTTCAGGAAATCCCATAATCTTTTTTAATTCTGGGATCTTCAGCATACGCATCTTAATATCCATGATACCGTACATGGCCATAAATTCTTTTATCTTCTTCATAGGTTCGGTGTCGTCATCATATATTTGATAAACCAAGCATCCATCTGCCGGAACTATAAAAGATGGCAATTCACAATTCCCAGATGCTTCAATAAGATATGGCGGCATTTTATCCATCCTTGCTATTAATGTAAAACAAGGTTTGTCTACAGAACCTCCAGGAGACGAATATTGAGGATTCATTAAATAGTGCCATTTGCGATTGGCGGTAATTGTTTGAGATGGCTCACTTATAGAACTTCCTGTATTTTTAAAGTTAGTGTTCATTATCCATCTATTACAGCTAACAAGATTGTATTTAGGATTTGCTGTAATACATCCTAAAGGCTTTTCCATTGATGCAGGTTTACTATTACCATATTGCTGGTCAATAAAATTAGAACAGATTAATGCACAACGATCTTTCGTTGTCAATGTTGGAGCAGGAGAATTCACATCTTTAACAAACCCATTACCGTACTGTACAGAGATGAATGTATGATGGTCTTTTGTTGTAATAGCACCAGCCGGTTGTTCTACACTGATATTTTTACTCATTGGCTCGCCACTATATGCTTTAGATAAGAAATTCACATGAGCTAACCCTAACCTATTCTGAGTAGCTACAGTAGGACATGGATATTCTATATCAGGAGCTACATATTTCCCGGCTTGATTCATAGAGTTGTATTTTACAAGAAAAGCATCTTTTCCTCCCGCCACAAATTTGATTAAACCAGCATAGATACGGTTTAAAGACGCATCCACCAACGGTTTCTTCCTTCCAAAAATACTTTTTCCTTCATCCTCAAAATCTAACACATCTTTTACCGGTTTCCACAGTTTCTTGTTTATTTCAGAAATTTTAGAATGCGTTGGGTTTGGAAAGACAATTGGCAAATCCATTTTAGCAAATATCCCAAAGAAACGTTTCCGAGATGTGTACGCTCCATAATCAGCCGCATTAAGGATTCTATGGTCAAAATGATAACCATAAGATTGTACTTTAGAAATCCATGTTAAATATGAGTTCCCTTTATCCTTACTAATGGGTTTACCATACTCATCAAGATCTCCCCATGACATAAATTCTTCTACATTCTCAATTTGAATATAGTCCGGATTAATAGCCTCAATATACCGAAACAAATGTTCTGCAAGCGTTCGGCTATCAGCATCTCGCGGTTGTCCACCTTTTGCTTTGCTAAAATTGGTACACTCCAACGAAGCCCATAAAACTATCAGTGCTTCAGGAAATTCAGCTCTACATTTTTGTAGGTGGGAAACTAAAGGAGATAAATTTAGTGTACGAATATCTTCTGTAAAATGAAGAGCATCCGGATGATTAGCAGCATGACTTGCAATCGCATTTTTATCATGGTTTACACATGCTATTACCTTAGCGCATTGTTCATTCTCTAAACGGGCTTTTTCTACTCCTGTGCTGGTTCCACCGGCACCACAAAATAAATCTATATAAAGTAATTTCATTGTTTCTCTAAGTATTCTACAATATCTTTGTCAGGCATATTAAAAGTCTCTTCATCCAAATAGAAATAAATCCGACCATCTACAAACTCTGCTTCTCGTGTACTCCAATTACCCATATCATCCAATAATTGTCTCCCCAACCGTTCTACAGATACAGTCACCTCTTCTTCATCAAGAGTATTTTCAAATATTACCACCGTTTTTATTGGATAATTAGCACCATTCCAATCAATATAATCTGGATTTTGACAAAACATTCCACGAATAATTTTCCACAGTTTTTCTGACTGAAAATCAGAGTTTTGTATATGCCAGTAACATTCCCAGTATGTAAACCCAGCACTATGTAGCATCTCCTGAATTGTTGTATCAGAGGCACCACTGCTTATTGCATCTTGAATTGCGCACCAGTACCCTTGATTAAAGTCTGTTAACTTTGGTGCTAATTCGCTGGCCTTTACTTGAATATTTCCTCTTTTATCGGTAAAAATTAAAGAAACTGATGTATTATTTTCAACCGGGTGAAGAGCTGAGGTGCATATTTGCATAACTTTCTGCTCGTCACTATTTGCAGGATGCCATATTACCTCAGCACCTATATTTACAAAATAGTATTTATTCATATTCAGTTTTATATATCAAGACATGCTTAGCGAATCAAACAATTGTTTTAAAGGCTGTTTGTCGTCTTCACTCTTAGCTGTTAATAGTTTCACTTCTCCGTCAGCTAATTGATAAAATTCATCTTTTTCAGCATAATTCATAGCTTTTATATACAATTCAAAAGCATCTTCAATAGACATACCATCTGCCGAAATATTAGCTAACAATTCTCCCATACACACTTCGCTTTGTGTGTATTGTTCTATAATCTTTTCAAATGTTTCCATGCTGTTAAAGAATATTCTGCCACCCATACCATATCAAATATGGGTGGCGATAATATTAAATAGTCAAGGTTTTAGTCAATTCACCTTTATAACCACGTTCACGTAACATGTTTATAAGTGCTTCATCACTATGTAGACAATCGTTACTTTTTGCCTCGCCTGTCAACAGGCTCGGCGAGGGCTGAAATGCTGCAACCGCTCTCACCATGTTACTGAGAATCTTGCCGCTGCCGTTGAAGTGGCCATTACTAAAGTTCACGTACCAGCTGCCGCCCTGACTGTACTCACTACTGCTCCAAACCCAAGTTTCATCAGAATCTTCTGTAGGAAGTAAACATTCATTGGGACATCCGATTTCTTCCATTGCTTTGTTTATTTCATCACGATATGCACAAAGAACTCCTAGCTCCATCAAACAAGGCAGATACCACTGGAGATCACCTTTTTGATAATTCCAACAACGTTTAGCAGCAGTCATTCCGTCAATATTGACCTGTGCTTCTACAATACGTTTGGTTAGATCAAATCCGGAGAAAGTTTGCATAGCAACGGACTCATTCTGCTCTTCAGTCAAGACCCGATCGGTGTTTCCCCATCGTTCTTGCCAGGTGTCAAACGCTAAAATACGGCTCATAAATTCTGTTGTTACGATAATGCCAATAGCATTAGTATAATTCATACCTCTTGCTCTGAAATCTGCGATTTCATACTGTTTCTTATCGGCTCCTAAAACCGAAATCGAATGCTTTTCCATACTTGTAAATTATTAAATGTTGATTTTAGAACCACACTAACATTCTTGGGGTCTTCCAATAAAAATTGAATACTGGGAACATCTCTTTAAGTGTGGTAGTTATTTTTCCTGTAATATTTTTCAGATGTCTTATTCGCAAATAGTTAACAGTTACGATATAATCAACTCCAGAACGTAGCCCTATTTGCGAAAGAAGCGATTTCAAGAATATTTTTATATGTTGCTTTGCATTAGTAATTGAACGATAGCCAAAATCAATGTTAGCTACATACTTGATACGCTTGCGTCTCATTTATTTTTCAGCTTGTTATTAAATTTGATCTTTCCATTTTTATATAAATCAATTTTCTTTTTACGACATTTCCGTTTTAATTCTGTCCAATATTCTGTTGGGTATTGCTTAGAGTGTTTACGAACAGGAGGAGATAGTATAGATTGTATAAGCCGCTTGCTAACATTGAACATAGCGGCCAATTTTCTTTGACTATATCCCTCACGGGCCAAAATTTGAATAGCTTGGCGTTGTTCTGGAGACAACTTAGCGCGACCATCAAACTTGGTTCCTGCCAACTTGATATTCTCAATTTTCAATGGCATATTTATTACTGTTTTAATGTGAATAGATTTTATAATTTTGTATGGTGTGAATAGTTGTCCACTTTAACCATTGTTTAACACAAAAGGCTGCTCTATTTTATTAGAACAGCCTTTGCTTTACAGACATCACTTTAACTATGGTCGATTGTACCTTAGTCCGTCTGTATGAATAAACCATTTCTTCAAACTTCCGTCCGGCTTCTTAACTTTCTCAATATCTACTGTTAACCAATGAATAGCTCCCTCACCGAACTTAATTTCCCTTTTAGTTGGGTGCCTCCAATAATCAATTGTTTTATTGTTTTCCATAATCAATTATCGTTTATAGCTACTGATTTAACACTATCTGTTACTGGCATATACCCTATAAGATATGAAAGATGACCAGGAGCAATTTCAGTAAGTTCAAAATCTACTTTACCACCCCATTCATTATCATAAGCTAATAATTCTATATTGTCATAATCATCTAACCATGCTTTATGAACAACAACATCTGTAGGACCACCATAATTCAAATTTGCCATAATTATAGGAGGGTCATATAATTGTGTATCATCATCAGTAACCCAAGTAAACTCACCACCGTGAGCCTTCAATGCCAACTGTAACTCTTCTGCTTCTTGTTTCCTAATTTTTTTGCACATAGCATAAAAATCAGAATGTCTCATGTATTCCATCATTTTTACTTTTTATGATCTACAAACACAAATATATTCTCCGGTCACTTTATATTCCTCATAGCGTCCATCCCAATGATTTAACACAGAGCACCAACCATCCTCACTTATGATTGAATCCAGCCAATCACTCAAAGAATCAGTAGTACTTTTAGCAGCCACAGCTTCGCGCCATAAAGACTCATATTCACCACCATTATGTACTCTATCACTAGCTATATTGTTCAGTTCGTCTTCTGTACCAATATAATAATAAATACCATTTGCACAATACAGTTGTTCACCATAGGAGCATTCTTCAAATGTATCATTTAAATCACCGAATGTACATCCCAAATGTATTCCCAAAGCGACAAAGCGTTTTGCTTCATCTTCGTCACATTCACGTAAATCCATTACTTGTTGAATGATTTCTCCTGTGGCAACAAACCCTTCTTCACCCATGTCAAAAACTGCTTCCAGCTCTTCTGTTAACGCATCCTCTTCTTCTTCAACAAGGTCACAAATGCTATTTATAACTTCTTCAATGTTACCTGGAAGTGGATCGTACAGCCAACCATGACCATATTTGTATCCTTTATCTACATACAGTTCTTTTATAGCAAGAAAGAAACATTGTACATTGTAGTCTGATAGATCATGTTTTAAACCTTTGTTTGACAATCCAAGAATATATTTAATGGGATTGTTATTCATTTTCTCGAAAATAACATTTCTCACTTGCACTAGAGCAGCATCGCTAACATTAAATTTTTTGACAATAATCTGAAAAGAAATACTATCAAACTGTTCACGGTAATGCTCGTTATATGTTTCAAACAACTTCACAAATGAATTGTAGTCATTGACATATTGTTCACTATTCAAGTATTGGTGCTGGGTGGTGGTACCGTTAGACATGCCACCTAGATGATATTTACTCCAAAATTCCAGAAGTTTTGTTTGTCCTTCTGTACGGGGGACTATGTGATCATAGCATTGTCCTGCACACATACCTCCAGAAGCACATACCGACACACTAAACTCTTGATTAAACTCTTGCAATGTTTCACGGTTTCTACGAGTAGAATTCTCTTTATACACTTCAAATTCTACAGTCCAACTATTTTTATTTTCGTCCCGGAACTGCACAGAACGTTTGAATATTATATCTCTCATTACCAGTAATAATAACTATGTTTTTGATAAGCCAGAGAAAATACTTATTTCACTCTGGCTTATTCTATCTGTTTTGTTCAAACTATTTACGCCATTCACTAATCTTTGCTGCCACATCAATGTTATTGTCATCCAGCATTTTCTTTAGTAGCCCAATCAAACGCCATCCTTCATTTTTATACTCCTCCGCTTTTTTATTCAAGAAAGTAAGAGAAGTGTTTTTAGTCAACCTCTTTCCACTATCATTAACTGCTTTACAGTCGTGGAAACGAATCATATTTTGCATCGTAAAGAAAGCGCCAGAACCCTTATAGGCATCTATCTACGCTGAATTCTGGGGAGTATCCCAGTGCATTTTTAAACGTAACTCGTTGAATTTCTTAGCAGCACACCAAAGTTCATAAGTATCTTTAGCGTTCTTGATCTTGAACATTGCATAAGTTAATGGTTTGATTATTTTAGATGTAAAATCCTCTACAAAAATGTTCCGGCCATTGATGCGTTTATAATCCACCCCTTTACATTTTCGTAACTTCAAATCATTAAATCTCTTCTCCAATTTGTTTAGATAGTCTTCAGACATATCCAATACAACTTGCTTATTGAACCAACGGTTCCTGTCTTTAAAATTAACGAGGTCCCCATTCTTCATCATCTTGTGCTGGGCGTATAATTCGTTTACCAACATCTTCCATTGGTATTCGTATCCCATGCTGCGGATTATCTCTGTAAAACCAAACTGCCGATTACCATACGGCTTAGTTGTTAAGTAAATCATGCGAAACATTTGCGCCATCACCCAGCGTCTAAACAGATGGCGATTGGGAACCGTCCCTTGATTTTTTATGGTTTGGAAGATAGGGTCATCATCTTTTAAAATATTGATAACACCGTCTCTTTTTGAAGCTATAAACTCCAAGCCATCAGCACTTTGCATTGCAAAAAGTTCACTAACATCAACACCGGCTTTCTTCAGGGCTTCGATACGTTCTTTGGCTTTTGGTTGATTAGCTGTAAGCGTAAACTCTGTACCACACTCAGGACATTCAAATTTTAACTGTTTCATAATTTCTTTTTTGCTTTTAGTTATTATTAATTTTTATTTTTCTGATATAATCCAATCTCTGAAGATTATTAAATCTTGGTCTTTATTACTCTGCCAGAACCACTTATCTTTATCCCAATTGATTCCTAGAATTATTTGGCAAAGAATATATAATTCTAACTCAATTTGAGCTTTGTCTCGACTTGTTCCAAACAACATATCCTCATCTTCTAAGTCTTTTTCTGACAGAGCTTTAAAATATTTCCTACTTTTACATTCGCTCTTCTCAGATGGAATGGAATGTTTGTAGCGTACATATAAATGCTCCACATTTGACAAAAAATCATCAAGAGACTTGCATGGTTCTATGCCCAGATTCCCTTCGTATTTAGAATCTTGTATGATATATTTCTTGCCGAGCCTGAAACTTCTTGTCTTGAAATCTACTTTGAACTTAGTTCCTAGCTCTACTATTTGAATTGATTCTTGATAAATATTATTCATTTTAAATTGTTTAAATGACTCATATTCAAACTACTGACACATTACTTTATGATACTGATATTAACATCCGGTTACGCCGGAATAAAGGGGATGGCCCGCAGATGCCGGCGTACTACAGGATGTACATTAAACTCATAATTCTTATATGAATCAAGATTGTGTTATCTGTTTTAATAGCCTTCATTAGCATGGCGCATTTCTTTACATTCGTGATATATACTGTATTAATTGAGATGACGCGTCATCACGGTCATACGATAGGATGAACGCTCACGCGTCATCTCATCTTATACAGTACATTGAAAATACTAATCTTAGGCTATAAACCTTGCGCTAGATGGTTAATCGTAATTCTCAAAACATTGGCACATTTCTTTATTTATTTGATTTAGAGCTGGTGAAATCAGGATATGGACCAGGATTTATTAAAGACTCGGTCCATCCTGAATAGAACCAGCTATCATAAATAGAATTTCTTGAATTACGGTTTCTGTGCTAAATAACTATCCTCATAATACCGATACATTTCTTTACCAATTAGATGTGTTCCGGTTGGATTGTCCTGGACCCGACAGATATAATCTTCGGTTCCAGGATTCTTCCCACCGGAACGGTGAATTTTGTATTCCTTGGACAATTCCGATGTATTTCATATAACAAGTCCTCAAATGAACGGCACATCACTTTACTCTTATGATAATTATAAATATGACCTGATCGAGAACCGGAGGTGAAGAGGCTATGTAGCCTTGTAACCTCGGTGATTGATCGGTAGTTCATACTTAGAATATGAAATTTTCTTCTTGAACTTGCCTGCTGTGCTGCTTTATAAACCCTCATAACAATCGACACATTTCTTTATCTTCATTGATATAATCCAGATGGATTATAGTGGCCTGGAGGGAAATACTGAAGGCTATAAAGCCTTCAAGAATACCCTCCTGGCCTTATATATAATCTGGATATTAAACACTTATTCCTTGGGTTTATTTGTTGTGCTACGATGTAAATGTCAAACAACCGGCACATTTCTTTATGATTTCGATATATACAGGCTGTTATTCGGAACTGAGATGAGTCGCGAAACTGGAGCCATTCCAGTCGAGACTCTTCTCATGTTTCATATATACTTAGCCTGTAAATTAAAGAATTTGTTTCTCCATTTACCACACTGTGTGCTCAGCTTGTGTTTACAATATTGCAACCAATGTATTGTAGACCGCTCGTCTCGTTAAAATAGCATTCTGCATACACCCAATTGTCAAATAGCCTTCAATTTCCTTACTTTTAGATTTATTTCGATTAGCCTTAACATTCCGACCAATGCCTCTAACAACACAACCATCAGGCTTATCTTTAACATAGCCAAGGCCACCGACTTTATGTTTCCCTGTTTCAACAGCTCTTAGGCAATCCATAACAAATTTATTCAACTCATTAATGTCAGCCCTCACATTGCACACTGGAAGAATTTGTGTGGCCCAACTATATTCTCCATTTCCCTTATACAGATACAGGTTGACAGAGTTTATAGCCTTTTTCAAGGTAATTCCACGCTTTTTAATGGTTCTTACCTCTATCTCTCTTTGGAAGGTTTTAAGTCTGCTAGGAGATAAAGAAATCATGCTGCCTTTTATACTGAATCCTAAAAACTTAAACCATTGGTTCATGGTCAAATACTCAACTTTTTTGGGGTTCAACATCATGGACTTTTCAGCCAACCTCTTTTGTAAAACCTCCATTGCTTTTTCGTAGTCCGGGCCAACAAATAGCATATCGTCAGAATATCTCACATAAGAACCATTCATTTTTGATAGCTCTTCATCTAACTCGTACAACAGGACATTGGCTAGCCAACTTGCCACAGCACACCCTTGTTTAAGTGATTGGTATTTGTCACATAGCTTGTTGTTCTCATCAAAATACAACCCGCAATGATAATATTTTCTCAATACATCAATCAAGACAGAATGACCATGTTTAGCTTCCACCTGGTCAAAAGCAGCATCAATGAACTGGATTGGAACACTATCAAAGTACTTGCTCAAATCTGATTTCCAACCTACACAACCATCACTCTGCATATCAACAATGGTGTGACTTACTTCCAGAACCACTTTACCGCAACCAATACCAGTCTGATATGACTTACAAGCAGGGTGAATCATCTCAGGCATTAAATCAAACAATAAATCATTTGCAATGCTTAAAATTATCCGGTCAATCGGTTCGTTTACATATACTGTGCGAAATTCTCCATTATCCTTTGGTATCTGCGCAGTGTGTGGTGGCGTTATCTGATATTTACCGCTTAACATGGCTTCTGCCATACGAATTCTTGTAGGTTCTTCAGTTAACTTGATAAGATCACTCTTCCGAATATCCTTCAGAACACCTTTCTCAATTGCTTTTGTCCATCTATCAATGTCGAAAAACATTGTAATAATCTTGTCTTTCATTTTATATTTCCCTTCTTTTTAAGTTGTTCTTTATACCTCCTGTGTTCACGAATCGTTGCTGCCCATTCTTCTTTGGTAGGTTTGTATCGCCCATCCGCTTTGCGTTGTTTTAAACTCTCTTTACTTTTTAAGTATTTATCTGGGCAACAAATAAATTGGATAAGTCTCTTGCTTACTCCAAACATTTTGGCAAGTTTAGAGTAACTAAGTAACTCATTTTCCCTCAACCATTTTATATATTCTTTTTGGTCTGGAGTGAGTTTTATTCGTCTATCATGTTGAGTTCCGGCGATACGAATCTTTTCAGATTTGTACGGCATCGTTTTGAGGAAACATTAAATCATCATGCAGGTTATTGGGACATCGTTCATCGAACCAATGCCAAACATCAATCTTTGAGGTTCCGGCTGGGAAGTTTAGGAACTCCTTTTCAATCTCGTCATCATTGTTGACTGGAATATCCCCAAACATTTCCCATAATTCTGAAAGAGTGCATAATTCTACATGCTTTTCACAAATGTTACACCAGCAATCTTCTTCCTCTACTGAATCATTATAGCTGATTTTATCTGTGTTTGGATTTACCCATGCTCTTTCTTCAACATTATTACTTCCACATTGAGGGCAATATAATTTGTCTAAACCTCTTTTCATCATTGTAAATGTTTTATTATTAATTCTATAAATTCAGCTGATACGGGAATACGAGTAACATCACGGCACCCATAGTAGCTCTTTGTATATTCAAAGATTACGATTTTCTTGTCTTTCCGATCTTGCAATTTTTTAGTCAAAAACGACACCCATTGTTCAGGTGGTTTGTTCTCCAGAAATTTCTTTATAATTTTTGCAGACTTTTCCCAATCATAGAAATATGGACTCCATACACTCCCTATCAAATCCGAAAAACGAACAATAAAACAATGCTCCCCAATGCGGCTCATTGCATGTTTTTTAGCAATTTCGTCAATTGCTGCAATAATAGCTTTTTCTATAAGTGCCTTTAGAGATTCTATTTTATTACACATGCTCTGAATCTCTAAGTTTAATTCTTTTATTGATTTATCATGTTCCATATTACTGTTATTTAAATGCTCTTAAAATAGCTCCTAACGAATCAAATTTTTTACCCAATATATCATGAGATTTGTTTGAACCACAGTCACATTGTCCCACGCGTTCTCCAGAACCACACTCACATAAATCAATGCCCCAATGGTTAACACAATGATCACAACAATATGACTTTTGAAGTACATGAGCCTGTGATATATCTAACTTTAGTTTTTCAAAAGTTTCTTGAAACATGCTATTTGAAGCATTGTTATCATACCTAATTGTTATGGCACCACATGTACATTGTTGTACATAAGTAATCGTCATACCTCACTTTCTCTTAAACACTATATCAAATTGCCGGAGATTTGAAAGTTCTGCAAAAACCATTTCTGTTATAAAGGCTTTCATCTTATCTATCTGTTCATCAGAAGATGTGCCCCATATATTAGCCGCAGCTTGCACTGCATTTTGCATGGAGAAACATATTTGCGTCCAGTCATCGTACTCTTTTGTATCTTCGAGGATTTCACGAATTAGTGTTCTCGCTTTCTCAATATATTCTTGATTGAATGATTTTGATGTTTCCATATAACTTCGCAATTAGTTTAATTTGTTATACAATTCTCTTTCGGTCACATTTGCTTCACGATACAGCATATATACACCACCAAGAGTTGAGTTGTAAATAAGAGTGTATCCATCTTTGTGATGTACGGAATCAGTGCCATTATTTACCCACCTAGGTTCTTCGCAGCGAATATCATCGTCAGTCCATTCATCAGCATCCCATTGCTTCAGATAATCAATAACAGCTTCTCCATTCGCATCGGTAAAGACAGTTCCATACCCTTCGCCATCATACAGTTTATTGCATTCGTCCAGCATGTCTCCGTACTGGACATCAACGATAATTCTATATAATTTTTGGGGAACAATTGATCTTTGTGACATAATTATCTTTTCTTATTTCGTTTCCGGTCTTTTCTTATTTGCTTCTTGTTACGTCCATTTTTTGTTGAGGAGCCTTTATATGTAGGAGGAACCCGTCTCCACGGAGTCGTTTTTTCTTCATAATCTTCTACTTTCTCAAAATAGACAGTAGGTGGGTTTTCAAATAATATCATATCTTTCCACTTTGAATATTAATCTATTTCATTTAATACCAAATTTCTCACATTTTCGATTTTATACATCATTTCATTAGCGTACAAAACCATCTGTTCAAACGATGTCCTATCTTGAATCAAATCTTCTGGACGCGACATTGAAACATGTTCATAATCGGAAATTTGATTATCAAGATTATCATCAGAGCCAATTATTGCAATTATTTGATTTATCAATTCCTCTTTACTCATTTCTTATTTGTTTTACGTTAATCAATTTCTTTGATGAGCTCCCCCACCAACCATTCAGGTGGAATGGCTCTTGCTTTACAGAAATTTTCAATATCTTCTCTTTTAATTTCAGACACCTTATGTCCTCGAATAGTCAAATCTCTTTGGGGAACTTCTATTTTCCTAAGAGTTGTATATCTATATTTATCTTTATAATCATTCATATCTGATTAGTTTTACACTATTAATATTATCCTTCTTTCTATACGAAGTAAGTTGTGATTTATGTCAGGAGTAAACCATACAAGATACCATTCTCCTTTTGTAAATCCTTTCCACATTTTACCTTCATATCTTCCTGTGGGTATCGAGGTAGAATATTCTTTTAGTCCTTTAAACGTTTGTTCGTTCATAAGGGCATGGGTATCATCTAACTCGATAAATCTTCTGTGAGGTTGCCTCCAATTTCTCCCTAATGGATCGGTGATTGGCGGTATTATCTGTTCTCCGTTCATTTATAAACTATTTAAAGTTACCAAACCCTAATATCACAGTCTCTAAAATAGTATTCCAGTTCTTTTAACCCTTCCAAACTATGTAGCCCACCCTCACCAACAACTTCAATATCAACAGATATTTTATAGTCTGTTTTAATGCTTACATTTGAGTTGTTGAAAGTTTTTTTCACGCATTCTAAAATACTTGAAGAATCTGTACCATTTTTTACTATATTGATTATCATTGTTCTATGTATTTTGATTATGCAACATCATCTAACGGTCCACTATACACACACCCATCTGCATAATACAGCCTATCTTCATACTGATTATTATGCAGCTCTTCCCGGATTGCATTCTCATCATCGGCCCAATACTCATATTCCTCATGCCAGCATTTGAAAAAGCTGTCGTAGCATTGTTCTATTAAGTCTGTTAGCGAGAAGTTGTCCGGATAACTACACCAAGTTTTATAATATTTGATGATAGGTTCAAGCAAGTAGAGGTCGTAACACATACCTGTTAGTGGACAATCACCATCTACAGATTTGATAATACGGCTTCGTCTGTATTTGTAAGTGTATTTTTCATTTACATATTTGCCTGGAGATGAGTAATATCTACCTTGTGTAATGTATGGCATAATATTATTATTGATATATCTAAACAGTAACTTACCACACAGATCCTCTGCGTAAATATCATTTTCACAATCAACCGGACATTCAAAAATTGGATTATCGTTATATTTGAAGTTAAAGTTGTATCCGCTATAATTAACACCCCAGTTACATGAGTTGGTATTTGTCAATTTTTCAAAAGCTCTTAGAGATGTTACATAATCTGAACCGTAAGCATCCATGCACTGCTCCATTATATTCCAGCGTTCACGCTCAATAATTTCTTTTTGTACCTCTTCTGACAATTCATCAAAAGTGTACAGTTGCAATGTTATTGTTTTCATTGATTTAAGATTGTGGGGTTTCATACTCTATATAAAGGCACTCTGCTATATCCGACTGAAAATTATAAGATATTCCGTGTGTACCAAAAGTTTCAAAGAACCAGTCAACAAGAAAGTCACGGTCCTCGTTAGCTTGTTTACTATCTTCACTGGCATCCAGTCTGGCGATCATGGCATTTACAAGAGGAGTGTCGTATGTAACCTCCCCATAAATATGATAGGGATAGTCATAATCAATGTTATTGAAATTGCCACAGATTCTATGATCTGGATTATGAAGATATTTTTTCATATCGCAGTTAAACTGCCAAGCCATTTCATTGCTCTTATCTTCCAGATACTCATCCGAAAAGTTCTCCATGATAAAATCTTTATTTTCATCATCAATCATGCTTTCACGTGCATCTTTGAGAATTTGATAAAGGCATGTCACCATATTATCAATATTTATATACTTCTTTTCTTCCATTTTACTACTTTATCTGAAGTTGAAGATTATCATTACCATAAGAATACATCATTACAGAAGCTCCACAAGGAGCATTTTTGCCAGCATGGAAACATCTTACACCTATTTCGCGAAGTTTCTGAAAAGCATCCAATGATTGATTTTCGTTTGGAAAATGCAAATCAATAGAACTACCAATATCTACATGCTGTACCTGTAAGGACACTTTGTTTTTGTGATTTAAGACTAGTACATCCATATTATTCATCATTTTCTTGTTCATGTCTATATTGCCTGTATCTATCGTATGCTTTAAATGTCTCTGCTATAGTTTCAGAGAGATTGTTAAATTTCAGAGGAGTAATCCTCGCAAAATATGCAATCCCTTTAGTTGGATAGCAACAATTTGTTACAAGTCTATCTGAAGTGCCAAATAAGCCTTTAACTTTAAAACGGTCATCTGCTCTTACTTGGAAGTGCTCTGACAACACCTTTAGCGTTTCATTACCAACCTTGACTGCTTCTTCCAAAGTATCAAATATATCTATAGTAATTGTCTCACTACGAGAAGTGGCTGGACAGCAACCTATCGGTCTATCATGGTAACGAAATTCTATTTCTAACAATTCCTTTTGCATATTTCCTTTTGTTTTTATTATCGAATAGTTTTTTGATGGTGTCCATAGTTGTCCACTTTTTGAATATTAACTCGCTTTAACTTTAAAAGAAAAAGCGCAACCAGAACAACAACATTCTGATCGCGCCACCCTTCAAACAACAGCATGTAGAACAACATGCACATGGAAACAACTAATATATCTAGTGTTCCAGGAATAGAACCCGGAACTATGACACTTTAATTGTGCTTACGATACTCTCTCACTTGTTCAATATCATCCATATTGTTCCACCAATTTGAAAAGTCATAGTAAACAAGATCTTCATCAAATTCTTCTTCCCCATCTTCATCTGTAGAAATATAGTCTTCCCTATCAAGACCCGCAATACCAATCATATCTTCGGTGTTTGTGATACCGTCAAACCAATCTTGCGCTTCTTCCACATCATCTTCGCTAACGCCTGCATCAAAATGTTTTTCATCCTTATATCCAAGCCAGTCTGCGATTGTATCAAAGTCAAACCAAAAGAAATTATTTATGTCATCATCGGTCCAACCACTTTCAGGAGCAGCACTCTCCATTATGGATTCAATTTTATCCAGTTGTTCATCGGTACAGTTCTTTGCCCGATCCTCACCCCCACTCCAAAATTTGAAATCTCGAAGTGAAATTTCTGATATAACTTTCATAGTTTATTTTCTTTTAAAAGTTCCTTTGCAACTCTTCCTACCCGCAGTAAGTATTCATTCCAGACTCTCCCATCAGAGATCTTATTTTGAACAACAGCACTATAACCGCATTTAATATTCAATTCTCTCACATCATAAGGGGAAACAAGCATACCTCCATATTGCGCCAAGTTATAATCTGGTTCTTTGGGAAATGTATCCATATACCTTTTAATAATTTGAAGACTCTCTTGCTCATTCTTTCCTTTGGATAGTAATTGCGCCTCAATACTATTCATAACAGCATTGAGATTAGGATTTATTGAATACTTCATATTACAACAGTTTTATGTATGAATGCTCCAACGTCTTTCAGTCGCATTTGGGGACATAATTATCCCGCCGCAAATTTTGCGTTCGCCATTTACCACCTCAGAGAATCCAAAGCTATTTTTAGCAAAATCGCCGTATATTTCAATATACTGATTCACTGCAACTCTCGACCAACTTTGCAACCGTTTTAGACAGTTTACAAAACTTAGGTCTTTCAATTCCGAAGCTATATTCTTGACTTCTTCTACACGTTTAGATATTTCCGGGGACATTTTTAATTCCAATGACATGTTTATGGCTGCATATTCTTCGGGGTATTGAATGGAAAGTTGGTGTATCCGGCTTCCCCAGATATTATTGAATATTGAAACAATCTTATCCTTGGATACTTTTTGAAGCTGTGCTCCATCCCAATAAAAATACTTATTATAATCCAAATCGTCCCAATAAACAATACTTGCGATAATAGCAAGAGAATCTTTCATAATTGCAAACCGGTTACTTTCTGACGAAAAAAGACTTTCTACACTGGGGCCAATAAAACACAGATGTGTTCCGTGTGTGCGCACTAACCAAAAGAATGGTTCATTAGTATTTTCAAGAGCTTTCAAATCATACTTCTCGAAATCAGAGATACACAAATTGGTATCGTATAACTCTTTGCGCATTTGTTCGATAATTTCTGGTATCATACTTCTTCTATTTTAATTTTCACTTTTTATCAATCTTCCAGTATAACCGCGGTATTCAAGCAATGTCACAATAAGATGATCTGGCACGTCTCTCAAACGTCTATAATTTTCCGTTAAGACTTCAAGCAGATATTCTTCATCTTGTCCCTGCAAAAAATTAGTCAACTCCCAGCCATAACTTGTGTACATGCCTATATATTTATTACTTTGGAATAACGTAATTCTCCAGTGTATCCGCGTCTACGCAACTCAGCAAATAACATATTGTCATCAAAATCAGACATTTTCAGGGTTGCTTTTACTCCTTGTTGAGTGATTCCACCGCTAGATTTGCGTCTTCTTTCTTTGTCACACTTCTTACAATAGTTTGCCAATCCATCTTTGGTTGCCTTATTTTTAGAAAAATTTGATCTGGGCAAACTCTGACCACATTCTTTACACACTTTTGTTTCCATTGTTATCTTGATATTAATTGTTCTCTTCAGGATGATGTTTCAAATATTCGATAAGTTCACAGTCATATATTTGTTCTTGAACAATTTCAGAAACAAGAGAATCTCCTTTAGCCTCCCAGAATTCTACCAACAAATCAATATCGGCACATTCCGGGTGCTCTGTAATTATGCGTTCCCGGATTTCTTTCGGAATACTATCAACTACATCACACACATAATTCAAGTGACAGGCTTTCAATGTTAGTACAACAATAACGCATCCTACGATTATTTTGAATAGCTTTTTCATTTGATACGTTTTTTACCACTGTACATTTCCAGTGCACGCTCTACAAGCAAGTCCTGATTCCTGTCATCTAAATTGGCAAAAAATTCTTCTACCGCTCCATAATTACTATTTTGGCCATTATATTCACACCACTTATTCCATAAATGTTTCCACCCACATTCGGATTTCTCAAAAGCAACAGCACATTCATGCTCATCCCAGCAATTCCACATATAGTAGAAGAAACTGGCTACATCATTCTTTTTCATTATCTTTCACATCAATTGTTATAAACTTGAAATATTTCCAACTCTCCAACACAACACTATATTGCTTCTCATCCTCCAGTTGATACATGGTACCATCTTTCAATGTTAAGAAGTAAGTGTTTCCATCAACTCTCACGGTCTTCTCTACGCGCTGTATGTTTCCTGTAAATACCCGTACAGTTTTGGCATTTATCGCAATACAGGAAAACAACAGGCATATAACTACTAAGATTCTATAGAATTTACTTCCAATTGCAGTAGCCACTTTGATGTACTTTTTCCGCTTGTATATCACAATATGCTTCTTCATCTATTTACGCTTTAAATAAATCATACACAGTTTTTCGTTTCACAGTAACATTTTGAGATTTAGGCAAATAAAATGTCATATTTGCACAAGAGGTAGAAATGATTTTCACGCTCGTTCTTTGGATTCTTGCTCGTTTCATACTTTTATCGTTTTTGTGATTTAAAATTCAAAATTTACAATAACACGCTTGTTTCCTTTAGAAAAATGTTCTCTACACACATCATCAAAATCGTAGTATGAATAACGTTTCATCGAACGCTCGTACTCTCCACGAACATATACTTTACCTGTTGGTTGCAACTTAAACAGTTCGCCAACTTTCAGATCTTTCAACTCTTTCATGTGCTTTGAAACTTGGATTAGGATACAAAAATGGCACGCACTTTTAAGAGCACATGCCAAAATTAAAGTGGGTATAAAAGGTTCGCACTTTCCTACACGCTACGTTTTCACGTTCGTTTTACCCATAAAAATAGCACGTCCGTTATTCACTCCAGACGTGCTATATTATATTATGACTTACCGTTCTTTATTTTATGCAGCCATTCGTGCATCGTATTCCGCACGCTTTTGAGCATTTCCAAGAACTTCCCATGCAGCGTTCACTTCTTGCATCTTTTCATTGGAACCACCGGCATCAGGATGCGCAGATTTAGCAGCTTGTTTGTATGCAGCTTTAATTTCCGCTTCCGTAGCATCATGTTTTACTCCCAAGATTTCATAATAGTCAGCAGCTTTTGCAGCTACCTCTTCAAAATTCAAACGGAATTTCAGAGCATCGAAAGACGCTTTTGTAGCAGCATGGATTTTCTTCTTAAAATCACGCGCAGCACAATCCAGGTCTTTCTTTGTAGGCACCAAACCGATACGACTCCACACACTTCCCTCAACATCCCACTTCTTTGACACTTTGCAATCACTTGTACGCACTATGATTTCAGACGGTGTACCGCTACGCAGTTTAGATGCAATACCACCATTGTCTTCACGCAGTCCAGCCTCAACCGCTTTCACTGTCCAAAACGTAGCTACCACATTCTTCCACACGCGGAAAATCTCGTCCTGTGTCTTATCCTTTGGCGTGTACTCATCACCGGCAAAATTCAGTCCTGAATAATGCGTTTCTCCGTCACGATTTACACTCTTATACACCAAAGTTACACCTACCAACTCGTTTGCGTTTAAGTTTTCAAATTGCACACTGTTATACCTACTAATTGTTCCCATGATTACTGTTTTTTAGGAATTTTCTGCAATAGCGCATTGTAGGCAATCGGGGAATCGAACCCCGACCTACCAAAATAGGAACGCACCATCGAAAACGTCTACACGCTTCCGATTGCGTTAAAGCCCTTAGAGCACACCGGATTATTCACCCTCCAGCGTACTCTATTAATACATCTTTTGCCCGTCACTAACAGCGCAACGGAGCCGTGCGCTTTGTGTATGAGTGCTCACCAACTGCAAACAAACCGATTGATTTGCAGCTTCTTACATTCGCTTACGCTTATGTGGTAGGTAATTTCCATCGTTACCGTTAAAGCACACTTTTGGCATACACTTCTTCACTGTTAGGGCTGCGTTGCGTTGGTGATTACATATATACGCAGGGGCATATATCTTTCTCAGTTCGCATTAGGGGCAGATTTTCACACCTTTGTGTAAACATCCGTTTTTCGGTATGCAGTCGGCAACTGGGCACAACTATGGCACTAAGTTCACACTTTTCCCTTTTTCCTCACGTCCACACCGGCGAGGGTATAACTTATGCACATTTAGGCATACTACGCGCTTGTTACGTACAACTTGCTAAACTCATAACGCTATCACAGCGGTTGCGTAGTTTTAACGTATGGACACACCTGGGGCTAACGACGGTTTGCATAACCCTCTTTAATAACTGAGCATTACAGTCAGGCGCATTCTTTCCCCGCTCACAAAACATCCCGTTTTATGTTTGGGCGTGCGCTTTTGCTTTCGCTTTCGCACTCCTTTTGCTTTTATGTACTACTTTCTTTTGTCCGTTTCTTACTTCTTGTTTTTACGGTTACTAATTACGTTCATTATCTCATATCTGTTTGCGGTTTTCGCTTTTTGCAGGTTTACAGATAAAAACCAAAACGGAAAGTAAACACTTTGTCAAGTAGCCGTTATCTTAACTTGACGCTGCAAAGATATGGCAATATTTTGATATACACAAATAAATAATCAACAATTTATTTTTAAAACTAAAATTAACTCATAAACCACTGATTTTCAATAACATACAAACAAAAGGAATTAACTACTGAATATAAACAGCTGAATATCAATACAATAAGCCATCCCAACACGCGCACATATACGCGTGGTTGTCTATTTAGGGCAAACCGGACACACATACGCGCATACACACATACGCGCGTATGTGGCTATCTGTTTACCTGGATGCAAAAGGAACGGGAACAAAACACACACACAAAGAAAGATATTTGTAATAATTACAAGACGGTACAAAGAACAAAAGAAAGAACAAAACAAAGACAAAAACATATTTGTTTCACTTTTGTATATTAGTGAAACAAACAAACACGTACAAATCAGATAGTTACAACAAAAACAACAAAAAAAATAAGGCAGAGCCGACCCATGTAAGTGCGGATACCATATATATTATCCGGCCTATTTTTTCAATCTCGTTTTTTCAAAAGACCATCATACGACCAAACAGTTATTACTCCCCAGCTCCCATTATCTAATATAATATAAATACCCTCTATTTAATACTACATATTTTATAACATATTGAATCTGGAAGCCCTGAATTTATAATATTCCCAGTATCAATTTGTTAATCATATTTTTGGATTATTCTAAAGTCACGACAAATTAATATATCTAAATTGACAACCATATAAAAATTCAATATATCAATTTTCCCATTTTTTCCGGAAGCCATTTTTTAAGTCTCGTTTTATGGTAATTAAGCTAAATTTTTATGCGTAGATTGATGTTTATCGAAAAATCATATTACATTTGCCTAACAATTGATTATTTTTTACCCGAGTATGAAAACAAAAAAACAAGTAGAACATTTTCTGAGAAAGAGAAAATATAAGTCCGAAATAGATTTTAAAGGAATCAGTTCTTACTGTAAATCAGAGTTCAATATCCGACTACATGTCCCATCTAGTTATTCAAACGATTCAGAGGCCCTTGATTATGCTACGTTTGCTAATTGGTTTGACAAAGGATTCGGAGCTGGAGATGCAGTTAAATGGGGTGATTCCATAGGATTAGTACAAGAGGGGAATGTAAATACTGTCACAATATGCCTTAGAATTGAAGGAAACACACCTAATTTCGACAAAACGACAATTCCCATAGACATTATAACCCAAGCCGGAGAAAACGCCTTAAATCGCCTCTATTCAATTTTAGATAAACAAGGAAAAGAATTTGGCAACCCATTTTTCTTAATAAGCGATAAATATATTCCCAAATCATGTGATCTAGTATGCTTCCATAACCATAAAACTGGCCAAGAAGGATATGGAGTCGTAAGACTTGCAGATCAATCCTCTGGAGACATTGTTATGTATTGTTATGTTATCAAAGGGGAACCGGTTAAATACAGCATGAACGAATATCTGGGAAAAATAGATGATTTCTCGTTTACAACTTTCAAGCCAGCGGATTATCAAAGAAAGGCTTTGGATATAGAATTAGCTAAGGTCGGTAAGACATGGAATCATTTTCTAAAACGAATTGAACCTTTGAACATGAAAGTATCTAAAGGAGACCGCTATTGGTATATCACAGATAAAATGCAAGTTACTTCAGATGTAGAAAAGGAAACTGTAACAAGCAATAAACGTTATCTGGCAGGCAATTATTTCCGAAGAGAGAAAGATGCGATTAGAATACTGTCTGAAGAAATGGAGATTAGAAGAAATTTTTTAGCCGAACCCGAAATAAGATAATCGAGATCGGCTAAAGAAAAGGATTCTGGAAGGTGGCAGAAAGATTCATGGTTGTTCTGCCATCTTTTTGTTATAAAGCTCCTCCACATCACTTGCCTGATTTACCTGCACGTTATAGTTTATAATCTTATCGACTGACAACTGTTGAGGATGAAGTTTAACTGTATTTTTTTGAGGAAGTTCTTTCCATAGGGTTCTCAAATCTTCTACAGGCACCTTCGATTCGTCCGAGAAACGTTTAAGCAAATCGTCATAAGCAGCTTTTGTCACTTCTGATGGACGAGGTCGCTGATCACTTTCCCGTTCTTTCACGAACTCAATCATAAGCCATATTGCATACTCGGCATCCGTCAACATGTTCGTATCTTTTTCGGCGACTTGCCGGATAGATTCAAGAAATATTAATCTGGAGGTTCGATCCTCTACCCCTTTCCGTTTAATCTTTCTGGAAGGTGAAGGGGATTGATTGATGTTTTTAATTTTACTGGGAGTCACATAACATACAGGTTCTCCGTTTTGTATCTCAACATCGAATCCAAAAATATTCTTCATGTCTTGTTCTGAAAGAGAGAAATCAGGATTAATAGTTTTTAGATCATTCCAAGCACGATAAAGAATATCTTTGAAATATTCAACTGGAATGTAATTACCTGAAGAGTCTTCGTTATATTGCAAATATCCCCAAACTTCTCTTATTGCCATATTAAAATCATTATCGGCAGAATCTGGAAGATTGATGATGGTTTCAAAATCAGAAGAAGAAAGATCTGGAAAAGATAAATCACGAGAATTGAACCATTCCAAAATCTTCATATCAGTTTCTTTATTAAACTCACTTCGTTCGTTATGATTCTCTTTATTATCTTTATTATCTATATATATCTTATTCTGTTGTTCAATATGAGCGGACCCTCGCTCAATATGAACACACCCCTGCTCATATTGAGCGCACCCTCGTTCATATTGAGCGGACCCCTGTTCATATTGAACGAGGTTAGATCGCTCTTTGACTATATTTTCAGATAGTTTTTCTATGTCTTCATCTTTTTCCTCGTCTATTTGCGAGGGTGTGTTCATATTGAGCGAGGGTGTGTTCATATTGAGCGAGGGTGTGTTCATATTGAGCGAAGTGTGTGGATATTGACGAACTACATCGTTCAATATGGCCAATGGAATCGCTGATATTGGACGTACCTCGCTATTTAAGCACAAGCCTCGCAAATATACCCACCCTTTATCTGATATTTGAGAACTTACTTTATGTATTGCTCGTATCTCATTCCAATTTACATAGAATGTGCAAAGTGCCCCTTTATTTTGAGAACAACTAATAAGATTAAGTTGTTTCAAGGTATCTATTGCCCGGCGTACTGAACTAATAGAAGTTCCCATAACATCAGCCAGTTCTTTGTTGGATATGGCGCATGTTGTCTTATCTCCATCCGTATAACCTCTTCGTAACAGATGAAATAAAATCATAAAACCATCGCTGGATGTTAATGTCGCCATTGCGTATGGTATGCACTTCCAGTGATTATCGAATTTGTCGGAAAACGTACTCATTTACTTATATCATCTTTTATATAAAAACTAATAATCTGCCCTTTAACCATCTGTTTGGTAAGCCGGAAACCTATTTGTTTTGCAAATCGTCCTACACGTTGATTATTGGGTGCATACGGGAATCTTTCAGCATAACATGCTTTCATATCTTCTACAGAAACTCTGTTTTTATTTTCTATATCCATACTTTTATTAAATTAGTTCGCTATACATCAATTTATTATTTCTCTTCATTTTGGCTTGGCATATTATTTTGCTGGCATAAGTTAAGTTGATGTTGACTCATCAAATCATCACATGCCCGTTTAAAAGGACAATCTTTACAGGCTGTATTCTGTGCAACTACAATGGTTATAGCCGCAATTGACACAAGCGACAATACAATAATTAAAAGAATAACAATCATTTTATTTCAAGTTTTTTGTCATTAATATAAAGTCATATTTTAATGGGTCCTCCGCATCCCATTGACGGTAAACATGAGTGAGTTCCATAACAGCCTTCCAGCTTTCTTTAGGATAAGATATAATTCCCATGCGTTGTGCTTGTTGTGCAACATGAGTATCCATAATGGCATATAGCTTGTTAGGTTTAATAAAATCGGTTTGCCATAACCCTAAGTCCACTTCATCCTTACGCACCATCCAGCGTAACAACATATTAATGCGCTTACAAGCCGAATTTCGATAAGGGTTTCCCAAGCGTGCTGGTTCATACCAATTACATAAGGTTATTAATAAATCATCCAATGAAATTGAATGTTTATTGATATACTCCTGAATTGAGTTGTATTGGCTATAGAAACATCTTAATTGATGACACACCTCTTTAAATGCTTTCCCCTTCAGGGTACGATAAATACAACATTCATCTGGAATATCATAAAATACTCCGAATTTTATGTAGTTGTATGGCTCCCATTCACACACGCTCATCAATGTATCAGCACAATATATTATATGGTTGCGCTGCCCCCATGAAACCATAGCTGTCAATATTGCACAAATTTCAATATCAGCTATAGATTTACCAGGTATATTTATACTGTGTACTACCTGAATAGGATCATTTAGTATAAACTTTCTACAATCAAACCTATTCCATATTTGGTCCATTTCATTTTTTAGTGATGGTGTCATTGCTACTGTTTTTATATGTACATATTTTATATTAGCTATTATATCCTGACAGTATTTAAGAATCATATTTTAATTCGTCCATGTTTATAAACGAGGGGCATTTTTCATTGCCAACAATATGATTATCCGGAATCTTATTAAAAGGACCATCCCTTTCACATTCTAAATTATACCTAATGCAATGATAACGGTCCCAACACCCTTTAGCACAACAATTATGAGAATCGTTGGATAGTTTGGTATAAGTTATCAATGAAAGGAAATTTGCTGTATCCGGCAACTTATCTCTAAAGTGTTCTGGAATTTCGCCTTGGTGCCAAAGATTATTAGATTTGATTAATGTCCCATTAAACTTTCGGATATAAAATTCTTTACCTTCAGATCCTTTTATAACATTATTAGGACGTTTCACAAATGGATGCACAATATAATAATGGGCACCAATAACTTCATAGCCTATTTCTGGATGATTTATTTTATCCATCCAAAAAGCACATTTGGAACAAATATTGTGCTTTGTCATAAGGTATAAAATATCTCCAGGAGGATTACACTCACTCAAATTCTCATGCGTATCGCATAAGTTGCAAGTAATGATAATGGGCGGTTCTATTGATAATGCGCCCTTTGGTTGTATAAACATGATGTATGTTATTTATCCAGTTAAGGAATTCTGTAAAGGGATAAGGGCACATATCGTGCAGATCAAAATGTAAAAAGGAATTATAGCTGTATAGAATCAAATATAGAATTTATTTCATCCTCTCGAATACAGATATATACTTTGGTTATTTCAATACTGGAGTGATTGAATATTTTATTTAATAATAATAGAGCCTCAGATTTGTTCTCATTCGTGTCATAAACATATCTTCCAAAAGTTTTTCTGAAAGTATGTGTAGAAAAATTCTCTATATCCAATTGATAATGAGATTTCCATATTTTCATTATGCGATTGAGGTACTGTGAAGAAATTGGAACTCCAGTAAATTTACTTTTAAATATTAGTTCATTGGGATTGGGACGTTTGAGCAATATGTACAACTCCTCTATCCTTGTTTGAATACTTAAATTGAATGGTATTTTACGTACCTTTCCAGTTTTCTTTTCAACTTTAGTCAATGATCCTTTATGAAGTATATCTGCCCATGTTAAAGATAATACATCTGAAACCCGAAGTGCGGTACAAAAGGCCAGTCGAGCGTACAACTCCCATAAATACTGCCGATCTTTATGAAGGAGTTGTAATAACTTCTTATATTCCTCCATAGAAAGGTAATCGCTTTTTGTTAATTGATTTTTCTTCGCCATACTTACATCAATTTGTTTATCTAGCACAAAAGTATGACATTATATCCAATTATACAAATTTAGAAGCGATTAATATCAATTTAAATCAATATTAATCGCTAACCAACTATAATACAGTAATTTAATTTATCAAGATATTATAGAATTCTTCAATAGATAAAATTGGTATTCCAAATAATCGGGCTTTGGATATTTTTGATGAGTTGGCAGATTTATCCTTCACCACCAAATGTGTTGTTTTTTTAGACACCCCACTAACAATTCTTCCTCCTTCATTAGTAATTAGTGTTTCAAGATTACTATCTCGAAATCCCGATACACAGATAGACAAACCTTTGCATTTACCTTCTAGCACAGTGGCCTGTTTAGGCAATTTGTAAGGTATTTTAGTTTCTTCTAAAAATGTCATAAACGGAAAATACCCCAACAATAAGTTTTGTACAGTTATAGGATAATTTTTGAAGTCTTCACTTTGAATATCTGGTTCGTGATTGATATACCATCCTTGACAGAACGAGCATAAGTCTTCATCATCCATTTCACCCAATATTTTTTGGGCTTTTATTTTTCCGATTCCTTTAAAACAATCGCTGGCTTGCATTAAAGTTGCCAAATCAACCCCCTGCATGATTTTTTTGTTATTCTCCAGTATAATATTTGAAATACTGTCTCCAAACCCTTCTATTTTTATCAGATCAATAAAAGTGATGTTAAGAATCGCCGGTATAGAAGTAAAGCCCGCATTGAATATTTTGGATAATGTTTCTTCTCCCATATTTTCAGCTCCGCATGTCAAATAGAAAAATATAATTTTGGCTAATTGAATACCTGGACAATTAGGATTAGTACAACACAATTCTATATGATTCTCATTCCACATAGTCGGTGAACCGCAATGAGGACACTCTGACATTTCATCCCATAATTTTTCTTGTTCTTCTTGTGTTGCTGGAGTAAGAGTTGACAGAATCTTGGGGATTACCCCTCCAGAACGGGTAACTAATATTTCGGCTCCCTTCGCAATTTCATGGTCATTAATCCAGCCAGCATTGTATCCAGTAGGATTCTCCATGTTACAATCTCCTGTATCAACCATTTCAATATTGACCACAGGTTTAAGGGAACCAGCCTTGCTGACTTTCCATACAATATCCTTAACCGTAGTCTCAAAAGATTCTGTAAAATCCGGATGTTTGTAGGCAATAGCATACAATGGATTTCCAGATGTTTGATGTCTACCAATAACTTCCCATAAGCGCAAATCATCAACATAAATTACAATACCGTCAATTGGATATATCTTACTCCACTCTTTGAATAAATTCATCAGTAGTTCTTCATTCAGCTCATCCACAAAAGCGAAATGGTAGAGATGCTCTTGTTGATAGATACTACAAATTGTTTCTATCAGACTATGGAAGTTATTATAATCATGTAGAGAACTCTCATCCACTCCATATCTGAAAAAAGAAGCGTGTTCAAGATAATCACATGGCTCATCTCTATTTAAAAGACCGGCGGCTGTATTACGCGGTGATTTAAAAATATCTCCTGTGAATTTAGAACGCTTTCCATGAAAGTGCCGTTCCCAATCACTTCTGTTGATGATAAATTCTCCAAAAGTATAATGAAAACTGCTAGTTGGGTTATAGCATTGAGTAGATGCTTGATAATGGTTAGTACAATCTTGACCTTCATTTTCTACCCCTCCACGAGAATACGCCTCCCCTGTTAATTCATTGTATAATAGAGAAAGCCCATCCAACTTAGGCATACATACAACGCCTGCATTTCCTTTCAACCCTAAAGACATATACCATTTTTTCAGTTCTGATATATCCTTTACTTTATTTAAAGATTTCATTGGGATTGGTAAAGTCCGTTTTCGGGGTTCAGACACAAAAGCGGGTTCGGTGTGTTTGAACCATTCATTATTTGGATCAAGTGTTTTTAATAGCTCTATTTCTGCATCATACTCCGCATCTGAAATTTCCGGAGTACCCATACGATACATTTTATTGTGCCGCTTAATTATATCAAGCAATGCATCTTTTGTTTCAACTGTAAAATTAAGCTCCATATCCTATAATATTTGTAAATTAAATAATGGGGTACATGAAACGTACCCCATATTCCTTATTTTATTCCAGAATGCCCAAATCCTTGTTCACCGCGTTCTGTGGCCTCTAAATCTTCGATTGAGGAAACAGACTCCCATTCTGCCTGTTCATATTTAGAGATGATCATTTGGGCAATTCGTTCTCCATCATTAACGGTAAACGGCTCCGTTCCATGATTAATAAGAATCACACCTATATCACCTCGATAGTCGGCGTCCACACACCCAGGAGAATTAAGACAAGTGATTCCTTTTTTAAGGGCCAATCCACTTCTCGGCTGAATTCTTGCTTCAAAACCTTCTGGAAGTTGTATGTGTAGTCCTGTTGGAACCAATACACGTTCTCTAGGATTAATAGTAATTGGAGCATCAATATTTGCTCTTAGGTCCAGTCCTGCTGATTGCTTAGTTGCATATTGAGGCAATGGATGTTTTGATGTACTATAAACTTTTACTTTCATACGTTCTATTGTTTTTATTATATTTCCAATTTTTACGATTCATTGCCATAGTAGGATATGTCTGACGTTCGATACCACATAATTTATCATACTCCTCTAACTTCAACGAACCTATATCTGATAATTCTATTTCAACATCGCTGCCTATGTATCTAAAATAATACATACCATTGGAAATCAGTGTACCAACACAAGCCTTAGAAATATTTCCAGGCTTTAGACCACTGATTTTAGCAGCCTCATTTACTGAAGCAGCCATAAGAGCCAATGTTTTTCTGCGATTGAATATTAAGACAGCTTTGGGTTTACGAAAAATCTTCTCTGCCATCCCAAATTTGTTTGAGCAATTCTGGAGGAAGCCTTTTCTTTACCAACGAAATTAAATGTGTATCTGACACAACAACTCCAGTAACAAACATCTCGTCTATTATTTCATTGATATATGCGCAGAATTGCGGATCAACATAAGATAGAAACGGATAGCATAAACATCCGTCAATCAATTGATGCCCCTCTGTGTTGATTGATACCAGTTTCTCTAAAGGCAATTTATAAGTTTCTGCAATAGCCTTAATTTGGAAATCAAACTTATGAAAGAAGTCTTCTATACTTAATTTATTGTCGGGGTCTTTAGATTGGAGATAATATGTAGCATCAAAAATTCTGCTACCATCAAAATGAGTTCCAAAAAGGAGATTAGGAAATTCCGGAAGTGAGACTTCTGTGCATTTGATATTTATAATTTTCCCGGTTCCCTTAGGAGAAGCCATTATACCCTAATATTGTTTTGATGAGTTTCAGGTGTAACCATGACTGATTGTGCTTTGTCATACTTGACGTTGCGAATTGTATATTCTCGTGTTTCCCCCACTTGTTTTAAGTAGGCACGGATATTTTCTATCGCTTCAGATGAAGAATAAGCCGGTACATAAATTGTACTGTTGGAGCTTTTAGTCTTACCTGTTTTCTCATCTATGTCATAATAAATAAGAGATACTTGATATAAACCAACCTCTGTGTCTTCACCTTCCTCAAAGAAATAAGATATTAGCCCACAGATGAGTTCTGTATCAGTAACAAATGTGTCGTTGTAAGCGACTTCCGAAATTTTGGTACGGGTAATTTCTATATCCACATCACCAAATTCATCTTTCCCTTCAGCCAATTTGTAGGCAATTTGTTCTGCTTCAGTATAGCATGTAGCCATTACTAAATCTTCTGACTTGATGGGAACAATAGCACCTAAATCATTTGTGCCTTTGTATGCCATCTTAATGCGGAAATAATTAAAATCTTTACTCATTTTAATGACGTATTATTTGTTAAACATTAAATTATCGGCACAAAGGTATTTCATTTTATCATATTGACAATATAAAATAATATATTTAACATATATTTTATAGCTATATAGCTGTAATACAGATATATGCATTTTTAGCACTATAATCTATATATTGAAACAACTGACATATATAGAAACCAACTTTGTACTCGCCATCTATTCTTTCAAAAACTCTTAATATGAATATAGTTAACGCAGATACAACATTTCGCGGTACCCCTTTAGAAAGCATATTCAAAACAAGTAAAAAAACCATTCAAGAATATGTAAGGGAGATTGATCGCCATTGTAGATACAAGTCTATTCAATCCCAAGTGATTCGAGGGGTTGTTTTGGATGACCGTGGCCCGTTAATTGACTTATACGAGGCATGTGTACAGCAAGATGCACATTTAAGTGCTGTGTTAGAAACGGTGGAGTCACAAATTATAGGTGAACGTTATATGCTAGCACGTCAAAACGAACGTGGAAAGTATGTAAAAGACGTAGAAGAAACCAAGAAAATACAAGGCTCCCAGTTCACAAAGATAATTAAAGGTATTGTAGAATCTAAATGGTATGGATATACTTTGTTGGAAATTATGTCTGCTATAAGCCCTTTAACCAATAAGTTGGCTGAAGTAAATATTATAGAGAGACGTAATGTACTACCTAATCAACAGCGTGTAGTTCAAAGACAAGGACAATGGAGTCCAGGATGGGATGTAAATTCTGCTCAATATTCTCGTAATTATATCCTTATTAACACAGGAACATTGGGACTGTTTTCTGCAACTACTCCATTAATATTAGCAAAAAAGTTTACTTTAGCTAATTATGTGAACTTTTCTCACACGTATGCGCAGCCCATTATACACGGAAAAACAGAATCAGAAAGCATTCAAGACCGGCAAAGATTAGCTCAAAATATTGCCAACGCAGCTCAAAATAAAATTATTGTCACTGGACTGAATGATGCAGTGGATATAAAAACATTTACGATGTCAAATTCAGAGCATATTTATACCAGTCTTATTGAATTTGTAAATAAAGAAGTTTCAAATCTAATCGTTGGTTCTTCATCTATGGCAGGAGAAACACAATCGTATGTAGGATCCACTAACGCTCATCAAGATATTTTTCGAGAACGTATTGAAGTTTATCGAGAGTATATTGAAAATGTAATGAATGAGGAAGTTATACCGCGTTTGGTAGATATGGGGTATATTAAGTCCGGATTAGAGTTCAAGTATGCCAACCGTGTAGAAATGAGCAATAAGGATAAAATTAGTTTATACTCTTTCATTACAGACAAGTATGAGGTTTCAGCTGATGAAATTGAGAAAGAATTTGGAATTGTGGTTGGTAAACAATTTAATGCCTTGTCTGAGATAGCAAATAACAGTGGCATTATAAACAATGGATCAAATGACAGGCGTATAATGTCAGATGAGGAATATTACAAAAGATATGGACATCGCCGTGGTGAACGTAAAAACAAATCAGGAAACATTGAAAATTTTCTGAAGGAAGGAGAATAAAAGATAGCATTTCTCCTTCCATAAGTGCAGAATCTAAATCAGTCAATGAAGATGAAGATAATGCTGAATATCTCGCTATCTACGCCATTTTTAAAAAGTTCCTACAAAATTATGTAAATGTAGAAGAACGCTGGGACTTACTGGAAGAAATAATGAACTTGCGTGCAGAATTTGCATTTAACCACGCTATCAAAGGGTTTGGAATAGATTTTGAAAAGGCTTTAGACTTACTTCGCAATCACAATGATGGATTAACTAAACTAGAAAAAGAGCAACGCGATGTGTTGGTGGCCGCATTGAATAATCTTGTTGATTTTGCTGTAGCCGAAGAATTTCAAATGTTTGATGACATTCCAGATGATTTTGATATTGATGAAGAAACAGATTTGATAGAGGCTGAAAATATCTTTCATAAATACAATAGTATATATGCAACCATAGAAAACGAAGATATAGAATATGCTATGGGGGTTGCTGCTGGATGGGTTTCATATACCAATAATACTGTTTTAACGTATATGACACAAGGGGATAATAAAGTACGTCCTTGGCATCTTGCTTTAGAAGGCACTAGCTATCGTAAATCATCCTTTCCAGCGTGGCTAATACCTCCAATTGAACATGGATGTCGATGCTTTTTAGTAGAGGAAAGTTCAAGCGTTCTTAACCAATCTCAAATATCACAAGTGATGGGGCAAATTACAGAAATGCCTGACTTTGTAAATCCAGTATTTAAAGAAAGTGTTGCAAAAGGTGGGCGTATATTTAGTGATGCACACTCATACTTTACAATTCCTAAGAAATATAAAAAACGTTTGCGCGCTATTGCTAATAAAATAAAGAATAAATGGCTGGAAAAACAATAACTCCACGGCAATTAGCCCAACAATGGCTAAGGCTACCAAATAAATTTGAGGTTAATGTATTCAACTTTGAAACATTAATGGGTAATGCTGCCAAAAAGGTATTTAGAGATTCATTTTATCTTCGGAGATTTAATTCTGCCGGCACTTTCTCTTGGCAACCCAGACGTGATCATAAACCTCATCCCATACTTGAAGAAACAGGAACACTTAAACATTCAATAGTTTGGGATAGGTTTCGTGCTAATAAGAACAGCGGTATCAAAATTTTCACGGATCCAGATATGTTTAAATTCAGCAATAGACAATATGGAAGAAATTTTTGTTATGCAGCTGTTCACAATGCACCAAACGGGACTTATACTTACGGTAAGACCGGCGTGCGCAGTATTCAAAGACAATTTATTGGTTACTCAACTACCATAGCTGATAAAATTTCATCTTATAGTATTCGTATTTTTGATGGCTTCCCAAAATGATAGTAGAAAAACATAAGACAATCTTGCCAGACAATGCTAACGATATGTCTATAAAAGAGGCCCCCTTACTTCCTGGCAATGACGATACAACTCAGGAAGAGATAGACAATAATCCCTTGGAAGATGTGTACTTAGCAGTAAAACGTGTATTGGAGTCTTTGCATACAGACCCTGCTGACGATCATTCTCCTAAACTGTTTCATACAGTTAAAATAGATAATGGGCAATTTGAACGCATTGTTCGTACCCGTGGCAACACCGAATACGGAATTCCCTTTCCAGCCGCATTTATTCGATTTGTAAATGTGCGTTATTTAGTAGCCCAACAACGAATAGGAGAAGGACGTGCTACCATGCGTATTAGGTTTATACTTAATGATTTAAATAATAGCGATGATATTGTTGAGACACATGGCTTTCGTGTTTTTCAGCAAATTAATGATGCAATTCAGGATGCAAAGGATTACGAGGAAGCGTTAAATGAAAGATGTAACCTTACCTATTTTGACATGCCTGAATCTTTAGATCACGGATTGCAGCCATATTGGATTGATTATGAAATATGGTTTAGAACATCGTCTTCATTTCAATACCGCAAATGGGTAGACAGATATTTAGTTATGCCTCCATTTACTAATCATTCTGATGCACCTGAACATGACAATGATTCGCATGGAGACCATAAAGAGCCTAAAATTGAAGATGTAACAAAATATGAGCCATCTGTCGAAACACCCTCAACTGACAACACAGAATAATAAATCTACAACCATTAAAGAAACAGACATCTATTCTTGTGAAAAAGCTCAAATGAAAACAGATGAATTGAAATATGTAGTTGGAGAAGCGCAAGAAGCAAAGCCTGTATATATGCGCTTCTATGGTAGAATTGATGAAGAAAGCACACGTAATTTTAATGATGAATTTTTATGGATTCAAGATTACGTTAAGCCTTCTAAAATTGTAATTAGCATTAATAGCGAAGGGGGCAGTGTATTATATGGCATGGGCACATTCTCTATTATTCAACAATGCCCCATTGAAGTTGAAACAATTGTTGAAGGACTGGCTGCTTCAATGGCTTCTGTGTTATGGGCTGCTGGCACCCGTTCTTATATGCGTGATTACTCTATACTGATGATTCACAATCCCTTTATGCGTGATGAAAACGCATCTAATCCTGACAACGAACAAATTGTTAATGCTTTTCAAAAACAAATTGAAACCATATATCACAAAAGATTTGGCTTAACCAAAGCCAAAGTACGGGAAATTATGGATGGAAAAGAGGGTTGCGATGGAACATATTTTGATGCAAAATCCGCTGTGGACACCGGTATTTTGCCAGCAGAATGCATTTTAAAGACCTCTAAACAGGTCTGTAATAAAGTAAAAAATCAAATTGAAGGAGTAGTAGAAGCAAACGCTCTTCAAAAAATAATGGCTTCTATCAATACAGAACTGGGCGATTTTAAACCACTTGACGATTCCAGTTCTATTCCTAATCAAAATCAAATCGAAAATTCAAATTCACAAGAAACAATGGACAAAGAACAAGAATTTGCATTTGGTTCTGTATGCGCCCAGCTTGGTTTGGAGAAAAACTCTGAAGTCTCAGCTGTCATTACCCGTATTACTTCTCTGAAAAATGCGGAAACCAAAGTGGCAGAAATTCAGGCTTCATACGATGCCTTGAAAATTCAGAAAGAAGGGTTGGATGCGCAACTCACCAATGTTACAAATGAATTGGCAACAGTCAAGAACGAGTTACAAACGTACAAAAACGCAGAAGAAGCGCAACGTATAGCAACTATAGAACAGTTCGTTGACAACGCCATTGCTGAAGGAAAAATTAATTCTGATGCAAAATCTAAATGGGTGGAGATGGCACAAACCAATTTTGAGATGGTACAGGCAACACTGAACTCTATCGCAAAACGTGATAAAATTTCTGCTGAAATTGCAAATGATCCTGCCAACATCACAAATGCACAAGACCAGATGACAGAGGCAGAGAAGAAAATGGCCAAAGCTGTTGAAGCAGTAGTTGGATCTGACTTCAAGTTTGAAACACTTGACTAAAATTAAAACAACATAGACAATATGCCAAGTTCAGTAAATTTTGCGCAAAACACCTATTCAGGTGAGGTTCTTAATGACCTTCTGACTTATACTGCGCAAGGAAATGACACATACAAAGAGGGTTTGATTCATATCAAATCAGGAATTCAGTTCAAATACACAATCCCCACAATTCAATTGGGGAAAATAATCCAAGATAATGTTCCCACTCCTACTTCAAATCATGGTGCAGGTGCTGGTACTACAGGGGGATTAAATCAATACACATTCACAGAACGTTACCTGGAACCGCAGGAATTCATGGTCTATCTTGAATTTAACCCACGAGACTATGAAAAGTATTACAAATTTGCTCAACCGGACGGACCGTTAGTATTCCGAGAACTTGATCCGAAAGTACAGGCTAAAATGCTTCGTCTCTTAATGGATCGAAAGAATGAATACATCGGCGAATCAATCTGGTGCTCTGCCAAAGGAGGAAAAGACGCTGCAAAAATAACCGTTCCTGACGGATGCACTGAAATCGGAGGTGAGAATGCAGGCGGTACGATGAAATATTTCGATGGTGCCATCAAGCGTATTCTTGCCAACACTGCAACAACTGCATCAGAAGTTGAAAAGGCTGGAGGCCAAGTGATAATTGCTGGAACAACTGAATTGTCTACCGGCGAAAACGTAGAATCTGCCCTCAACGCTATGTGGAAGAAGTGCCCGAAACAGATTCGTAAGAAAGCTGGTCTGGTATTTGTATGCGGCTGGGATATTTGGGATTTGTATGACCAGTATTTGAGCGACAAACAAGTGAAATACTCAGACAATACTAAGGTTAATGAATATCGTTTCAAAGGTAAGAGAATCGTTCCTATCGTTGGAATCCCCGAACATACTATTGTACTCGGCGAGTTCAGCACTGGTATGGAATCTAACCTTTGGATGGGAATTGACTATGCAAATGATGCAGAGGTAGTAAAAGTTGAACGGTTGCAAGCAAACAGCGAAATGTATTTCTTCCAAATGCGCATGAAAATGGATGTCAACATTGTTCGTCCTGCTGAAATCGTAGCATGGACCGCTTATAAAAATGCGGAATAGTTTGAAACAAGAAATATCATAGTTTATCACAAGGGAGTGGAGTACGTGCTCCATTCCCTTTTTAAATTTAGGTTATGGCAAGAAAAAAAAATACGGAAGCTCCGACAGTAGAAAACCATCAAGCCCCAGAACTTGATTCGGCCCCAGAAACAGCAACTGTTCCGGTAGAAGAAACAGAAGTTCCAAAGGAGGAAACTCCGGAGCCTACTATTGCACCCCAAGAAACAAAAGAGACAGAGGAAAAGCAAAAAAATGAAAAGCAGTCCAAAAACAACACTGAGATTCCAGAGTTTGTAAAAAAGCTGCTACAGAAGTATCCTAACTATTCAGCATTGTATGTTGATACTAAAGGTGGAGTGTTTACAAAAGACACACAACCTAATTTGATTAAGGATGCTATTCTTTATCAAAATCCGTATTACAAACAATAAAATTCAGAAATATGGCATTAGGTGGCGTTTTTATGAGTGATACCGATGGAAATATCGGAACAAGCTCTACAACCTCAACTGAGAAAGTCACGGGTTTGCTGTTTGATATATCCAAACAAGACAAGTTTTTTGACGAAGGTGCTGGTTTGGCTGTAAAAGACAAAATACAAGGTAATGTTATTGAAATCAATTCTATGGATGATTTAAAAGAACTAGGCATTACCGCATATTCTGGTGACACTGAAAAGGATTTGCTGTTTGGAATTCCTTATTATCATATCAATCACTTCTTTGGAATACAGGGAAGCACAGGGCGGCTATTTATAATGTTTGCAGACTGTGGAACTGATTGGAGTGCTATTGAACAAATGCAGCACGCAGCACATGGTATGATTAACCAACTTGGAGTTTGGACAGAACAATCATTATGGAAGCAAACAGATCCAGAAGCAGAGACATATAGTATTAACCTCGTTACAGAGTTGCAGTCAAAAGCAGTAGCATTGGCAGACGAAAATGCTCCTTTATCAATCCTTTTAAGTGCAAATTCTGCTGTAATTGCAACTGCTGACGAAGATCTTAAAAAGGTAGAATTGAGTAAAATACCGACTTGTATTGTAAATGCTCGATTTGTCACCGTATTGCTTGGACAAGGTCTGGATGCGGATGTTTCGGCTATGCAAGTTGCAAACCCCAATCTTACTCCTGTAGGCAATATTGGAGCCGCACTTGGAAGCGTAGCTTTGGCGAGCGTGCAAGAGTCATTTGCATGGGTCAATAAATTCAACCTGATTGGCTATTTCCCAGACATTGAAATGGGTTTTGGAGATGTTACATTAAATGAAGGCAGTAAACTGACCAGTACATTAAAGTATTCATCTTTGAACAAAATACAGTTGGATAGCTTAGACGACAAGGGGTATGTTTTTTTATGCAAATACTCCGGCTTGGAAAGTGGTGTATTTTTCTCAAAAGATCAGACATGCTCTGACGGGGATTACCGAACGGTTGCCAGAAACCGTACAATCCATAAGTCAAGACGCGCCGTGCGCAACGCATTGTTACCTTATGTTCACTCTCCCTTGAAGGTAGATCCCAGTACTGGATATTTGTCTTCTGCAAAGATCACAATGTTCCAGAACATTGTTTCCGACATTCTTACTACAATGCAAAACAATGAAGAGATTTCTGGTTATTCAGTAACAATTGACAAGAATCAGAACGTACTGAAGAATGACACGCTGATTATAAAATACTCGCTTGTTCCGGTAGGTGTTGCATCTCGTATTGAAGTAATCGAAGGATTGGCACTAACCAATAAATAATTAACAAGATGGCAATAATTAACAATGTAGCATATAGCTGGTCAATGATACGTATTTCCATACCAGCATTGGATATTTCTGAAGATTCAACCATTATGCAAGGGGTATCTGAAATTAAGTGGAATAAAACTCGTAAAGTTGAAAACAATTATGGTATTGGTGGAAACGCTATAAACCGAGGGTTTGGCAATAAAACTTGTACAGCTTCTATTGTAATGGATTACAACACAGTTTCCCAACTTCGAGCATTAGCCGGTTCTTTAATGGATTTAGGAGAATTTGACTTGATTATCTCATTCACTAATGCTTATGCCGGTGAAGATTGGAGTGCTGAAACCGTAACACTAAAGGGATGTCTCTTTAATGAAGACGGAATGGAAAGCAAACAAGATGATACCAATATCACAAAAGAATTCAATTTGAATCCTTTTGATATTATTACAGGAGAAGGAACAAGTTCCTGGTTGTAATTTCTGATATTAATGTTATGGCGAGTCGTTGTTGGCTCGCCTTTCTTTTAAATAGGTATAACCTAAAACAACAAATTAACATCTTAAATACTCTAACGGTAAACCAACATTTATCGTAACTACTATTCTTGAATAAATATTAATAATCATAAGTTACAATGGAAAATCAGAAAGAAGATGTTCTCTTGTCTGAGAAAATTCAGACAGAGATTGAAAAGAAAGTAAAAGAATTGAAAGATTCAGACCCTAAGCTAAAGCGTATATTTCCAATTTTGGTAGAAGGGGATGAAGACGAAGGTGAAAAACCGTATTATATCGGTTATTTTAGACAACCTCCTTTCCCGGCATTCAGCAAATACCTCTCTCTTTCACAAAAGGACCAAGCCGGTGCTATGCGAGAATTGGCAAAAGACTGTTTCGTAGATGGGGACAAAGAATTGATCAAAGACGATTCTTTGTTTATCTATGGCCTAATGCCCCATTTGGCTCAAATCATTGAGTTGCGCAAAGGAAAGCTCGTAAATTTATCAAAAGCTGGGAAGTAAAAGACGATCAACTAATCCGTCATAGACTGATTTTTATCCGTCATTACTTTCCCAGCGTCAATCTTGATGAGTTAGACGATGAAGAGTTTGCAATGCTTTCTGAAGATGCCGTATGGCTCCACAGTAAAATGCTTATAACTCAACAGACAAATGCACTTGGAGTGCTTGCGTAAGTGTCTTATTACTCGTTTTTTTCTATGTAGCCCTTTATCCTTACTGGATAAGGGGCTTTTTCAATCTTTAAGGGTGACAAATCGCTATTCTTTAGAAAATCAAAACATAAAAAGATGGCAGAAAATTATATTGTTAATTATCAGATAAACGTAAACTCTAACCCGGCTTTAGAGTCCATACGCAAATTTCAGCAGGCCACAGCTGAAATGGAAGCATTAACAAAACGATTTGATGTTATAGCCAAAAGTATAGGTAAGGTTAACTCTGCATTGGCCTCTATCAACACTAAACCTATAAATATACAAATCAATACAAGTGCAGCTGAAGCGGGTTTAGATCGTATTCTAACCAAATTAAATAATATAAAATCACAGGCAAAGATTGCACTGGGTGGTATAATGGGCAAACCTACATATTCAGCTTCCAATATAGAAAAGTTGAATAAAGCCATTGATTCAATCAATGGTAAAACAATAAATCCCAATGCCAATGTAGATAGGGCTATAAGTAGTCTCGACCGATTATTACAAAAGATTGAACAGATTAAGTCAAATAGTAAAATAACTATCACCGCAAGTGCCGCTGGAGCATCTAAATCAGTACCTAATAGTTCCCCCAGAAGTGGAACCTCAATTGTTCAGATACCCAAAGGAACAGAAGCTGGCCGTAGTACCTATTTGTACCCATCTACCCGACAGGTATTGGGACCAACATACGCCAATACAGGTACTAATATTGTAGGAGAAATGATTAAAGGCATAGGTATTGCTTATGGTCTTAGTTCTCTCATGGGTGGCATAACCAGTGTATTCAAGGAATCTACAGAATATGACAATATAACCCAAACAACTAAAAATATATTAGCTACGCATGATAAGTTACCCAATTTTGAGGGCCGGTTTAATGAAATGAACCAAATTATGCGTCAAGTAGGAGTCGAAACAAAATATACAGCTCCACAAGTTGCAGAAGCCGGAAAATTTTTGGCTATGGCAGGTTTTAATGTTGACCAAATAAAACATTCTATCCGGCCTATATCAGATATTGCACTAGTAGGTGATACTGATTTAGGAGAAACAGCAGATGTTGTAACTAACATTATGACCTCTTATGAAATTCCTGCAAAACAAATGGACAATACTGCTGACATTCTTACAATGACGTTTACGAAGACAAATACAACGTTGATGGAATTGGCAGAATCGTTTAAATATGCTGGTACAGTAGCCCACCAATCAGGAGTAGATTTTGAGACAGCCTCTGCTGCCTTTGGTGTATTAGGTGATGCAGGTATAAAAGGTTCTCATGCAGGCACTACATTGCGTATGATGCTGTTAAACATGATGAATCCGACCAAAAGAGGTCAAGAAGCATGGGACATATTAGGTATTAATACGAAAGATAAGAATGGTAATCTCCGAAACCTTTCTGACATCCTAAGTGAGCTACATGAGAAACAACAAAGTATGAGTGCTGGTGATTTTTCGACATTAATCAACAAAATGTTCCGAGTTACCGCAGCCCCAGGTGCATTAGCATTAATAAATAATGTAGCAAAAATACAAGAAGTAACCGACCTTAATAAAAATTCAATAGGACTTGCATCTGACTTAGCAGATGAAAAAAAGAATACTATTCTTGGATTATGGGATCAAATGACCTCCGCTTTTACAGAAACGGGGATGAAGCAATTTGAAGCTATGCAGGGGGTAATTCGCGACTTTCTAAAACGAATGATAACTCTTATGGAATCCACTGAATTTGCAACAGCCTTAAAAAGTGCAATGGATATGTTCATTAAACTATTAGATGTTGTAGTCAGTGTTTTTAAACAGATAATGAATTTTTGGAACCTTTTGCCTAATTGGGCAAAAGATGGCATCGTATGGTTTGTAAAAATTCAAATGACATTAGGGGTTATTGCTGGCATTGGACAAAGTATATTAAGTACATGGATAATGATTCGAGGTGTAATGATGGGATCATGGCTATCTACCATCATATCCAAATTTGTTTTTTTGGGAAAAACAATCCACAATGGATACAAATACTTTTTACTGTCACGAGCTTTAGGCAATGGTGTTGGATCTTCTGTTATAAATGCTATAGGAACAAGGACCACTAGTGCTATTATTGGCACAGGAACTACAGTAGGAGCCAGTGGATTTACAGTATTAAGTGCAGCATCCGGGTTATTAAGAGGATTATTTACTACTCCAATAGGTTGGATTACAGGAGCCGTCACTGTCTTAGGAACATTAGTTTATCAAATATATCGAGCACATAAGGCCACAGAAGCTGCTCGTCAAGCCAATGAAGCATGGGCACAAAGCTATCGTAATTTGAATATTGACAAGTTAAATCTATCCGACCCAGATGCTTTAATGATTGGAAATATGCGTATTTTCAATAATGAATTGTTAACCCAAAACGAGCGTATTGCCCAGTCTACCGAATTATGGCATCGTTATTGGATAGAAAAGAATGGTCAAAAACAAAATATAGATGACCAAACTAAATTCTTTGACACAGCCGCAGGTAGAGACCCTGAATTACTACAACGATTAGAGGCCGCAGACCAATGGACGGGTGTAGACAAAGCATTTCGGTCATTATCCAGTGCATTGGGAATGAAACAAATTGTCAAAAAAGGATTGAATGGAGAAAATTATTATGCTTATGAGCTACATGGTCGAACTTTAAGTGGGACAAACACAAATATCTTTGCAAAAAACGGGGATATAAGCGAACAAATAGCCGTCCAAATGATGCTAGCTCAATTGGCAGATCATAATTCTAAGGAAAATATCGAGTTAAGTAAATATCTACTACACACAGCTACTTCTGCTCGCAGTTCTGAAGATCTCTCGAATATACTAAAGAATGCAGCAGATAGGTTTATACCTAAGATGGGTAGTTGGGATTCTCAATGGGACTGGATTAGCACAGAAACATTCCATGATAAAATGACCGAGGGGGATGTACACCGTTCACAAGCATATATACGTCATCTAGTTCAAATTATGCAAGGAACAATAAGTGCATGGGATGATTACGCTTCAATTCTTAAAGATTTTGAGTCTGGAAAAACAATAGACCCAACAAGAACCCAGAAAGTATTACAAGGGTTATTTGGTCCTTTATTTGATCCAACTAAAGGATTGTTTGGAACAGAAGGATGGTCAAAGCATGTACAAGATATTGTTAAAAACCCAGAGAAATATAAACTAGGAAGTCAACAGGAGGCTATAGATTATATTACTGAAACCTTTGATAAGTTAGTTTCTTGGTATAACGATTTGTATTCCGGACATAAGTCTCTATTTGCTCCATTTATAAATAGAACACCAATCCAGAATCTTCTTTCTGAAGGAGATATTCTTCCTACAGGTGGATTTTATGGTCCACAGAAAGAAGGCGATAAAGCTATTTTTGATGGAACACAATATATAGCTCAAACGATAGCTCCATACGCCACTCCACAGTGGGTAGATAAGAGCGGAAAAATTTATACCCCCAAAAATGCTAAAGATACATTTAAATGGGATCCTACGACCGGTGGCAAAGAGCAGGATTTAGCTTCCAGTCTTCACAATGGAACCGATCAGTCTCAATATAGAAGTCATAATAGTTACAATTCAGCTCCTAAGCAAGTGATAGTTCGTATTGAAAATCTGATGCGCGTAGATCACCAAACAATTGACATGACAGATGATAAACAAGTTGCGGCAATAGCAAATGTTAAACAAGAATTAGCAACCGCCTTGTTAGATGTAGTTCAAGATTTTAATGCAAATATGGTGTAATATGAGTTTTATAAGCTCTACGTTTTCTAATTTAACGATTAATGCTGGTAAGGGGATGGCAAACACAGGTGTGAATGCCGCCTTTTATGCAGCTAACTATAGAAAAAGAGATGGACAATTGAAATTTATATCTAATAGAGGATACAGCAATGTATTTGTTTATGCAGCTAAGAGAACGATGATGCAGATGACTTTCGCCACCATCAACGATCTTTATCCCAAATACATACGTCAATTAGATAAAAAGAATGCTACAACAGCCTATCAAAAAAACCAAGGCCAAGAACTTCAGAAAATTATCACAAATGGACAAAAAGCTGATGAAGATACCTTTAATAAACAAGGGGTTGTGTTGAAATATCAAGGCAAGCCAGCTAATGAAGGATTACTTCTTTGGATTAAAAATGAAAGTGGGCAGATTCAAACAGTACAATTCAACACTTATTGGGATAAAATAAAAGGATTAAGCAATGAGGCTGCTGCCAGTTCATCACTTAACACTGCTACTGAAGTAAAAGTACCTGGTGATCCTGTATTTTTAGACTTAGGGGCCATAGTACAAGTGCAAAGTTCCAATAATCTTGTATTAACAAAGGTACAAGGAAGAGATTATTCACGTAAAGAATTGATTTCTGGAGGCGATATAAATTTCACTGTAACAGGAAAAATTGTCAGCAATTATCCGGATGTATATCCGTATGCAGATGTTTCAAGATTTATAACCTTAATGCAACATAAAGGGGTTATTCAGGTATTTAACCTTATGTTTCAGCAATTCAATGTAACACAAATCTTAATAAAAGATTTCAACATGGGGCAAAATGAAGGTTTTAAGAACGTTCAACCATATAGCTTCACATGTGTTGCCGTTGAACCTGATGATGCTGTTAATGTGGTGCAAGACACCATAAATGGAACAAACCTTGAAATCTCTCAAATGAAGAAAAAGGGTTGGGCCAAGGTACTTCTTGACAAAGTAAAAGCATCTGCTGCCAATCAAGCTGCTCAAATGATTGAATCATTAACTTCTAACACCATTTAAGTATGAAACTTCCAAAGGCAATAATTATAGATGGAAAAGAATGTCTTGATATATTATGCTGTAAGATTCTGATATGGGAAGCCAACAGTGATATTATAGAGACCAGTGATCCAGATGAGAACAAATGTCTTATTATCCGAGAATGTGAAAGTATTGAGATAAACGATACTTATAAGAAACTTATCAATTCAGCATCCGTCAGATTCCCAAGAGGAACTGTAATTAAACGCACTATAACTTCCGAGAACATAGAAAAAGAAGGTGCAACTACTGTTTATACAGAACGTTTAATAGACGGTACAGTTATAGAAAAGCGAAAAGGATATTCGACAGCCCAGCCGACTGATTTTAAGGTAGGACAACGTATCCGGATATATCTAGGCTATTATAAAGATAGAGGAAAGGTTTTTAAAAATACAACCGAGAGACTTCAAACAATGGAGAAAGAAGCATTTGTCAAGAACGTTCCCGATTTTGACGGTTATATCGTAAAATGCAGTGTAAGCACACCTATTGAAATCAAATGCGAGAATCTAGCAAGTGGGTTAAAGCGAAAAAATGTCGTTAAATTAGGTCCAATGACTGTTACAGTAAACGATTTGTTGAAAGAGGGAGGAAAATACGATTTATTAAAAGGAACAGGGTTAAAATTGCACCCCAAAACAGCAGAAAGAGATATTAATATTGGTAAGATTCAGCTAACAGAAGACCTGACAGTTGCGGATGTATTAACAGAATGGAATAAATACGGGCTGTATAGTTTTATTAGAAAAGATACAGATGGAACTCCTTATGTTATGGTTGGGCACACCTATTTATCAGGAAATGTTACCAGTTCTATTTTAAATACAGATGGAAGTTCTGATACTCCTCAAATACAATTTGATTATCATGTAGCCCAAGACAATTTAACTTTGATGAATTGTGATCCCCGATACTTAGCGGTCTCCGCTGAAGGATTCAAATTTGAGGGTAACAAACAAATTAAATATAATGTAACAGTTCGTTTGAATCCAGAATGGACTGGACAAAATGATACAGAACATAAGAAATTCCAAATCTTGAATGAAACAAAACTTAGCAAGAAATCTTTAAAATTAGGAGCTATACCCAAATCAAAGACTAAGGATCGAGTAAACCTAAGTGCATACAACGTAATCCCTTACGTCTCATCTAAAATTGGTATTAGCGAAGACGAACTAATAAAAGAAGCCGAAGCCTTTTTTGAAGGATATAATAGAAATGGCGTTGAGGGTAGTATTACCATTTTCGGAGATTTACACAGAACAAATTTAGGCATGAGGCATTTGGAATCTGGAATGAAAGTAGTTTTACTTGATAAACGCGAACCTGAAAAACAAGGCTGGTATCTTATTGAAGAAATCAATACAAAATTTGGTGTTAACGGTTTCAGGCAAACTTTAAAACTCCCCTACTGTATTGCCAAACCAGAAAAAGAATAAACTATGGCAGATAAAATTACAAGCGATTTAAGCGCAAACAGTGCTATTTATGATGCTATACGACAAATTGCATTTCATAAATTGGTAAACCCACGAAATAACGTTATAAAAAACACAGCCAAAATATCTGGTTTTGTTGTTAAAATACATACAGATGGAGAACTGTGTGGAACCGTAGATGTACAAGAATACACCCATACACTTACAGACAAACAGGCTATTGATGACGGGCTTCCAGTTGGTTTACATGAAGGCGTATATCTTTCAGCTATTCAAAATAATGAAAATGGTTTAGTGGTTATCCCCTATCTTTATTCGGATGTGGTAATAACAACAGATCCTGAAACATTACGCGAATACGTCATTCAATACTCTCATGCAGATACAATCCAAGTAGATGCGCATAATAAAGTGATTATTGGAGCAACGGAAACGAAAGAATGGGAAGACTCTGAAGACTCTCCGGATGTAGACGAATTAGAAAAAACGGGAATTCATGCCCATACTACTTATACCCCTATCTCCATATTATCAGAAGCAGCTAAAGGGGAAAGCGAATCAGACAAAAGCATTTTTAAAATAACGGCTGATGATATTTTATCCCAACATGATAAAAGCCAGATTCTTTTAGATGCAAAACAAATATTAGCAAAATACAATGCTAAAGAAATTGTAATCAAGGAAGATGGGGTATATTTAGGCAGTGGTAATGCAAAAGAGCCAGCGGTACTTGGAGACCAATTAGCCAGCTTACTGGTTGAATGGCTGGGTGCATTATCTCAAATGATGACACCCACTATGATGGGTCCCCAACCTCCAGCTAATTTAGCACAATTTATTTCTCTGCAATCAAAAGTTAATTCCTACAAAGCATCTATCTCTGGATTTTTATCTAAAACCGTAAAAGTGGCAGAATAATGGCAAAATTAAACGAAGGTATATCACAAATAAAAAAAGGAAGTGCATTGGAAACAATGTACAACAGACTTTTAACTGGACTTGAACAGGCTTCACATGAGACTTTACCTGATTTCACAGGACCGGACTATGTAGATGACTATATTGTTAATGAAGAGAAAATAAATCTTGAAATACATGAATATGAAGACATAACAAGAAAAAACTCTGCATATTTATTAGCCAATACAATTATTAGCAGTCTCAGTAGCGAAGAAGGTGGTGGAAGTGGTACTGGTGGTTTTGTCTCTATCAATGGAGATTCTATGGCTGGACTATTAAAGGCTTTATATGGCTTTTCAGCTGGTGCCAATGGAATTAAAATATTAGATGTTTATCGAAGTTCAGGAAGCAATCTTCAAGACATAAAAAACATAGTTTCTATAAATGGTGAATTACATCTTCCCTCTCATGGATTGTACATCAATAACTGGAATGTTTTAAGTTATAATAATGATATTTTATCCCTTGATGCCGGAAATATTGCTTTAAATGGAGATGTTACATGCAGTGGCCATATTAGACTTGGAGAATTAGAGATTTCTAAAGATGGTATTAGTTACAAAGGAAATGAGTTTTATCATTCTGGAAATTCAAACAAAGAAGATGTAAACTGGACCATGAAGGACAGCACAGTTGCTGGAAAATTGTCAGTAAAAGGTACAAGCCTTTTCCAAGGTGCTATGACCGCATTGAACAGTGTGTCTTTGGGGGTTGATAACGTTAGTGTTTTTTCCATTTCTTCAAAACGATTAGCCCAATTGACAGGGGATTTAAATATTATAACAGGAGGCATACAGTTTGATGGTAACTATATCATTCATGTCAAGAATAACAATGTTATTTCCTTTTCTGCATCTAACAAAATATTGAATTTAGGAGATGACGGTACTAAACAAATTAATCTACAAACCAGCATTTATGACGATGACGGTGAGTATGAAATGATTTCCAAGTTTGGTTCAGCATATTTCCCTGAATCATTTAAGGCCGGGCACAATCTAGGAAACGTTTTAATTGAAACATACAAAAAATCTTCTGAAAACTCCGGTGTAATATTTCAACGTTATATTAGGTTAAAATCAGAAGACGGTCCAGGATTTTACAGTGATGGTGACACGTTATTTTTTGAGGCTCCATTTAAATATAACAAAGTCACTGGAGATGAGTCTGTTCAAATATCAGAAGTTAAGAATTCCTCATTTGGCTATGTAGAATCATTAAGTTTATATGCCCCTTTAAACCGTAAATCTTCCAGCTTAATGTTTTCTACAGATGCGGACTTTTTTGTTTTTGACAAGGCCATTGAAGGAAAAAAATCAATAGGAATTGCAGATTCTAAAACCCGTCTCCTCTCCAATGAGCTATTCTTTGATGATTCTATCTATTGGTTAGCATTAGATAATGGTGTCAAACATTACGGTAATGCTTATTTTGTTAACAATATAGGATCAGTCACCTTCTCCAGTGGTTTTGCAGGAAATGGATGGGGAATTATCCAGAACCAATTGACTGGTAATATCAGTGCTACATTTGATGAACTAACAATTCGTAAAAAAATGAGAATATATGAATTGGAAGTACAAAAACAATCAGTAACTAATGGGTCTCAATGGGTTAGCGATGCTTGTTCTGGAGACTTAGTAGAAGAAGTACCATAATGTCTGTATATAATTACAAGAAATATAAAATTTCTCTCCAGGCCGATTCTAAAAAGACACAAGGTTTACGAACTGGAGATATAGTCCGAAGACAGTATTTCGATGGGAAAAACCTCATTTACTCATTAATGTGTGTATTGGATTACGGAATAGACAAGGCTGTAGATTCCAACACTAATGAGATTGTTGAAAGACAATATTTTATTGGAGCATTATTAGAGGGAGATGTACCCAAAACAGAAGAAATTTTAGATTTTGCCAGAGTTACGAATTTATTTGACACAAACCGTTCTGGGGCTATATATCTAACCGGTTCTGATGATAATGCACCCTATATGGATGTAATTGATGGTATTGGCCGCAATGAAAGTTTATGTTGGCCAGCAAACATTGCTACTCCAGATTATGAAGATTCTGAATCACAATACATAGTACGAGGAACAGATGCAGTAACCGCAGAGTATATTTTATCAGAAGCGGATAATTATCGAATTTGTCACTTTAAGAGAAATGATGCTATTTATTATGGTTTTATTGGTTTACAGCAGGATTTCTATAAATATATTCAAAATCCTAATCGCGTCCTTATTTCATATAAGATCAAGGGAAGCAAACCTATAAATTGCAGAGTTTCATTAGAATATCAAGATGGGACAAGAACAGATGGAGAAACAACTACCTCTATCACAACAGACTGGCAATATAAATTGCACGCTATAACCGTTGATTATTCTGGACGTTATTTACGAACTGTAAAACTAGACCTAAGTGAAATGTCCTCTTCAGATGAGGTGTGGGTATCAGATTTTAGCATAATACTATTATCTAGTGTCGCCAATTTTGGTGATGCTAGTAAAATACGTGTTGGTAGATTAGATGGAGTAACAGACCCGGTTTTTGGACAATTAGAAGGGTATGGAGGTTATTTACAGAAACTATTTGCATCAAAAGCAGCTCATATTTCTGGAACACTAACAGCTGGTGATGAGAATGGATTTGCAGCTACTTTTTATGCAGGTAAGATTCATAGAAATGTTTTTGTAAACTCTTTAGATGTTAATTTTACATCAGCAATAGCTATTGACAACAAAATAGATAACCCTACAGGGATTGGAAATGTATATAGTACTTCAAAGGTTATTAGTATGATAGCCCAATCCGAAGAGTGGTTTGCACAACATGTAGGGGAAAAATACACATTTTCTTTTTGGGTATATGCAAGAAAAGCGTGTCAACTATCTATTTCACAAAATGATAAAATAGTAGGTACTATTCAAATACCCGTATCTGGAACGGATGTTTGGAATCGCAAAAAAGTAACTTTTGAAATACAGCCCCCTAAGCAAGAAGAACCATTAATTATTGCTATTGCTCCAACTTTTGACACATCTAATAATGAAGGAGAATCAATCTTATATTTCTCTTCTCCACAATTAGAGTCTGGAGATACGGTTACACAATATCAACCAACAGATACAGTTCTTAATTACACTGAAGACTATGGAGCGTGGTTTAATCGTGGTGGCATTGGTGGTACCATTCAAAATCCATTACTACAACTAAATTTCGATGGAGAAGGTAGTATTGGTACCCGTAGTAATTCAGTCTTAATTAAGACTGACGGCTCTGGGCATCTTGCCAATAAAAATATAAAATGGAATAAAAATGGTGACGTAACGTTTGGCAAAAACGTGACTATGACATGGGATAACCTCGACCAATCGGTAAAAGATGAATTGGTTAGTAAATCCATCCGTATTGTTGGAACAGACACCTTTACTCTTTTAGGAGATTTGACCGGAGCCGACCCTGTTACTAATCCAGCAGACATTACTCTAACCCTAGAAGAAGAGAATTTACAATCAACCTCTAGTCAACGACAATGGTATTATTTGCAAGGATACGATTATATACCATTTGAAGGAGAGAACGGAAAGACATTAACAATATGGCCTTTTGAACCTTATTGGGATAATGGCAACTCACTAACAATTCGTTGTGTCGTGAAATTTAGTGATGAGGAGTATTCTGCTACATTCACAATACGAAAACAATATATAGTAGGTTATTCACTTGAAATTACCTCCAGTCAAGGGGTATCATATAAAAACAATAGTTGTCAAACTGTTTTAACTGCCAATGTCTATTATCAAGGTAAACTGGTTGATCCGGACTATGTAGCTAAAAACTATATATTCAAATGGACTAGATACCATCTTCCTGATATGGAAAATGAAGTGGTTGATTGGTGGAAAGAACAAAGAGATAATGAAGGTGGTATAATCCAACAAGAAATTGATAGATCTAAGCAAAGCATCACGTTAAACTATGGAATTTCAGGGCAAGACTGTTTTATGTGTGAACTCTTGAATGGCAATATGTTCCCGTATGAATTCCCATTAATATTTTAAGTATGGCGGCAGAACAAGAACAATCCCCTAACCTGCTTAATTTCAATAATAAGCAAGAGAACAATGGAACTGATAATCGTGGACGTTTAACGGCGCACGAATTTAATCAATTGATAAATGCCGTAAACAACAACTCAAATGACACTTTTACTATGAAAAAACAAGTAGGTAATCTTTCATTTGATGTAGTTGAAAATGAAGAGGCATTTGAACAAATTGAATCCAAAGAAGAAAATACCGTTTATTTCATACTCGAAGAATGATACAAATAAATGGCAAAGATGTCAGTCAAATAAGGGTTGGTAACAAAATAGTTACCGCAGTTTACATAGGAGCAAAATTAGTTTGGCAATCTATACGCTCTTGTTTTGGATCCGGTTTCTGGATTAACACATCTCCCTGGAAAAATGATGAAGGTTGGAAAAACTAACAAATTTTCAAATTACGCTTTACAAAAAAATAATTAATTATGGCTAAGAAATTCAGAACTGACGAGATTCCTGCTGGTAAATTTACAGAGGACTGGGGTGGCAATAAAAACAATACCACCCCCGCAGCACCTGATGAAACAAATCTTCTCCCCTACTCTGGAGGTGCTGTGCAAAAATTTATAAAGAGTTATTTGCAAGACCATGAAAACAATAAGATTGGTCACATCCCTCCTATGACAAAAGATCCAGACGGGTTTTACCATATTCGAGCATTTGCTAATAAAAACACATACAATGAATGGCTTGCTGACCCTGATGAGAATCAAGCACTAAAACTGCTTGATGTTACTATTCCTATTAGTGATGAACAGGGTGTAATGAATATTGTAGAGTTAACTACAGCCAGCAATCAAACAAATTATGTAAGCATTGATGGTAGTGTAGTTCTAAAAATGCGTTTTACTTCTCAAACATATAATCCTGTCACTGGGAAATATGCAAATACCTATGAAGATGGCACGATGACTATCCAAAGACGTTCTTCTGCTTCTGACTCATGGCGTACAATTGGTACAATGGCAATTAAAAGTGTAGAAGCAGAAAGTGACACTTACACAGATGTAGATATTAGTGGGCTGCTTAACAGTGGAACCTGCCAGTTACGAATTGTAGTTACTGGAGATCAGACACAAAGTACTACCACTTATGTAGTATTCCAAAGTATCACTAAAACGGAATTGACACTGACATTTCGTAACGAATGGCAACAGCCTATTATTGGCTCTACTATGCCTTTGTTATATACATATACCGGAGCGGTAGCTAAAACCTTAAATTTAAGAATCAGCGGAGAAGGTGGTTTAAGGACAATTCAATACGCTGTTGGAAAAGCAGAATATACAGAAACCCCCAATCAATTCGATGTAACCGATATTGAAAGTGATGCAGTCAAGGTTATGTCACATGGAGTACACGAGATTGAGGCATGGTTATCAGTGGATGGCACAGATGTAGAAAGCGAGCATGTTGTGTCACAAATTATGGTTGTTTCAGAACCGGAAAACAAAACTCCATATATCATGCTAAACCATATAGTTCACTCACTTGTGAACTGGACATCTGTTCAATTTTTCCAGTGGGCAATATACAATCCCGGTTCGGATGTGTTGCCTGTTACTTTCAAATTAACGGACGTAAAAGAGGTTGAAAACTATTTGTCATATACTGAACAACAAGCTAAAAATGGTATAGTTTATACATTCAGCAATATGATAGAGATTGAAAGCAAAGAAACTAATTTCAGTACATATATGCTATTCAGTACTGAAGAAACTGCTTTGCGTGAACGTATCAGCTTTGATGTAGATAATTCTCAAAACTTTGCTCCTACAGAAGGAGCAGATTTAATTATCAATCCTAAACTACGTAGTAACACAGAAACAACCCCTAATACTATTATTAATACGGTTTCAGGAGAAAAAGTCCCCGCCGTTTTTGAGAATTTTGGTTTTATCAGTGATTGTTGGGTAGAAGATGAAAATGGCATTAAATGTTTGCGGGTCCCCAGTGGAAGAAATATAACCATTGATTATGAAACTTTTTCAGATTTCATTCAAACGCAGAAGACAGGTTCACTTACATTTGAAATAGATTTTGCGACTCGCAATGTAACCAACGAAGATGAGCCAGTCCTACGCATGTGCTCTTATACTAAAGACAACAACCCATTAGGTTGGGAAATGAAAGCTACAGAGGCTTGTTTTATGACTTTAGCCAAAGTAACGCGAAAAAACCAAGACATTGGGTATAGAGAAGGAACGCGTACTAAAGTGGCAGTCAATTTACTGTATAATTTGTCTAGTACCGGACAAAATTATTGTCGCATTTTTGTGAATGGAACCATTAACCGTGAAATTAACTATGCTACAGATGACACTTTTGTACAATATGTGGATGGCAAACAAACCTCACAAGGAATTCGTATTGGTGGTTCTGGAGCTGATATTGATATTTATAGCATTAAGGTATATAAAAAGGCACTGACAGCCAATGATGTACGCCAAAATTATATGGCATCCTTAGATAATAGTGAAGAAAAAATAGCATTTCGAGATTCTAATGGTATTCTTAATGGTAATACTATCAGCTACGATCTTGCTTATGAAAAATACAACGTTATCCTTTGGAAAGGGAAATATGCCACTTATGGAAATACCAAAAAGGATAAATTCAATGGTACCCTAATTATCCACATTCCTGGAAAACCAGAGAATAGTGGTACGCTATATGACATGAATGAGAAAGGACAAGGAACATCGTCTATGTTGTATTTTTGGTGGAATGGACAATGGGGCTTCAATGAAGATGGATATTGGGTTGATGAAAATGGAGTAAATCGTGGTAAATGTTATCAGTTAACCAACGATGTACCCGGAGCACTCAAATTGGTAGGGAAAGTAAATTTTGCAAGTTCATCACAAAGTCATAAAATAGGTTCTACAGCTCTATTTAATGATTTATTTAAAGCTGTATGTGGAGGTAATTCCATTACTAATACAGAAGGTTTTGAAAATTGTCGTGTAGCTGTACTTCAAAAACCATTTTTATTCTTTGTTCAAGAAGACGAAAACTCTGAACCTCAGTTCAAATCTTTTATGACTTTTGGACCGGGTAAGGGTGATAAGCCCACCTTTGGGTACGATAAAACAAAATTCCCTGATTATGTTTGCTTGGAAGGGGCTGACAATGATCGCGCTTTGGTTATGTGTCGTGTACCTTGGATTGATGAAGATGTTCTTTTAGAAGGTGAAGAAGATTGGATGTATAATGGTGAAAAACAGATGAGTCTAGTTTTCGGTGATACAAATAAAATTGCGCCAATTAAAAACGCATTTAACTTTGTATTCAAACATTATGACAATATAGATTATTTTAATGGTACTGTTGAAGATTTGAATACCGCTGAAAATCTCGATACTTCTAAGCATTATTGGTTAACCAAAGAAGGTCGAAATAACGCTAAGTTTGATTTGTTCAGATATGATTTCTTAACTTCAACTTGGGTGGGTGCCGGAACTGAGAAGCTCGCAAGTGGAAGGTATTCAACTGTAAATATAAATAGTCAATGTAATAATATTGCCAGTGGAACAGACTGGGATGCTGTCAATATACAGTTCAAGACTGCCAGAATTGCATTATTTAAAGCAGAAGCTGGTAAATATTTCAACCTTACAGAAACGCATTTTGCTATGAATTTCTGTAAACTGATCGCAGCCAGTGACAATAGAGGGAAAAACATCTATTTCTATGTTGATCCTAAAACTCACTTAATCGGCTGGCATCAAGACGATTTGGATACAATATTCCCTGTTAACAATGTAGGACAAAGGGAAAAGCCTTATTATGTCGAAGAACACGATAAGAACAATGAAGGAGGATTTTTCTGGAATAGTGAAAGCAATGCCCTGTTTAACCAAATGGAAAATGCCTTTCCTGATGAATTACGTACTAATATGCGTTCTATTTTACAAGCAATGTTGAAATTAAGCGATGATGGCACTTTAATGGGATGTATGGAAAAATATTATTTCTATGTACAACGATATTTCCCAGCTGTTGCTTATAATGAAGTGGCTCGTATAGTATATGAACGCGCCAGAACCGCTTATGTAAGTACTGATCCAGAAAATAAATATACAAACGGAACAGACCCTATCACGCAAAGTTTAGGAGATAGCTTACAAGCTGAAATGCAATGGATTGAAAAAAGACTTGCCTATATTTCTTCTTATGCAGCTTTTGGAGATTTTGGTAGACGAGATGGTGAAGGCGCGGCTGGATCGTTAAATTTCCGTTCAATTATTAAGACAGATGGTTCCCGACCTCAATTCAAATTTTCTATCGTACCACATATTTGGATGTATCCATCATTTGCTATAGGTACTACTCTTTCGTATGGTGTCGGGAATGCACTAGCCCCCCGCATTAAAGCTGGCGAGACATACGATGTCAATGTTGGTACTTCGGATGGCAATACTAACATTTTCCTAAATGGTATTGATTACATGAGGTCTATCGGTGATTTTACGGATAAAAGTTTAGGAGAAACATTTAATTTGAGCGGTGCCCGTCTTACTTCTTTCCATGTGGATGGAAACGATGTTGTTGAATTCCGTCCCACCAGTATGACTGTTACAGCCCCCTTACTACAAGAATTAGTATTGAAACGTGTGTCCAGTTTAGTCGGTGGTTTGGATTTATCTATCCTACTAAAACTTAAACTATTAAATTTGGTAGGAACAATGTTATCATCTGTTGTACTTCCGGCAACAGAATATTTGGAAGAAGTGCATCTTCCTGCGACATTGACTTCTCTTTCTTTAGATCAACAGCCTAATTTGAGGACCATAACCTTGGAAGGGGCCGACCGAATGCAAAGTTTATCAATAGGTGCCGGTATTGCAGATTCGCGTGCTATATTTAATTTATGTTTTACGGGTAATGCACCTCTAAATTATTTAAAATTAGCAAGTATAAATTGGGATGAAGTATCTCTTTATATGATCAATTATTTGGCTTCTATTACAGATAGTAGCGTATCCGGAAAAATTGCAATTATCAATAACACAACCAATCGCCCGAATTTTAATAATAAAATTGCTTGGTTATACCATTGGGGCAATGTTGATGACGAGAATAATAATCTTCATATTACTTATTATTCAACCCCCATTGCTGGTATAGAAATAAAAGGAAGTCAATATATTTATTCAACAGGAGAACATACTTTTTATTGCAAACCAAATACTACCAATGGGAATGATGTTGTTGATATTCGTTGGTCATTAGACACCAATTTGTATGCAAAAATAGTAAGAACAGAGAAAGATTATTGCGTCATCAACGTCTCACAGTTAGGAGACGAAGACACATTAGCACCCCAAGCTACCCTAAGATGTTATATGACGAAAACAAATGGTGAAGTACTTGAAGCTACTTGGGATATTGGCTTATACCCCAGACGCGCCCACCTTGGAGATTATGTATTTTATGATGGAACCTATGGTCCCACAACTTCTGGTAAAACAATAGTTGGCATTTGTTTTTATATAAATCCTACAGATGCAAACGATAGACGCATGATAGCATTATCAAATCTTGAAAATTCAGGAATAGTATGGGGACTTTATCCAAATGAAAACAGTGGTGTATATCCTATTGAGTTACAAGATGATGTAAACTATAGTGTCTATGATATAAGTTCTATATCAAATATAACACAAACAGGATTACAGGCGGTTGAATATGACGATGCAGGGCACACTTCCGCTAACTATATAAGACCAGGTAATTATATAGATGAAAACACCGTTGATGGTTTTATTAATTCTGACGTTAAGATTGCAGCCGTTGGAGATGGTATTGCTGCACCAGGCACAACCAATACCGGAAAAGATACTTTGTCTCCAGAGTTAGCTCTTTTGTCAGGAGCTTATAAAAAAGGCGATGAAGTCCCTGTTGGTTTAGTGAAAACATTAAAAATAATTCAACATCGAAATAAAATTCTGGAAGATTCTGGAGTTAATTTGCCGATACCAGAAGCAACAGAATCATATACAGAACAAGCCATGTTGACTCAATACATAAATGATGTAATTGCCAATAATGAAAATCTTAGCAAATATCAACAATTTTATTATCCTGCTGTTAGTAAATGCTATGCTTATCAACCTGTAGTAAAAGCAGATGAAGAATTGGCTGATAAATTTAAATACCATAACTGGTATTTACCATCTGTAGGTGAACTTATGCGTATGTATTGGCACGCCAGACAAGGAGTGAATTATGATGATGATAAGATAGGTGCAATCTTTCAAAAAGCACTGAATGATGGCGTATTCAACGATTTTTCTAATTCTTGGTACTGGAGCAGTAGTGAGTACAGTCAGAACAGCAGCTGGAACGTGGACTTTAGTAATGGCAACTTCTACAGCTACTACAAGAATTACAGTTACATGGTGAGAGCGGTTGCAGCATTTTAGTATCGTGGAGCGTCTTTTGACGCTCCACAAAAATAAATATGCCCTAATTGTAAACCTCAAAGGAGGAAATGAAGTATTCGTAGATAAACTATATGTAATAAGACACATTGTGAACAAAATCTTTTAATTATGGCAAGAACAATTCGTAATGCAGGGAGTGCCCCTATCTACAGAGAAACAGAAAACTTAATGTTACTTTGTATAGAAATGGTGGAACGTACCCCTAATAGTGTGGGAATCCGTCAATTAAGCAAACGTCTTATAGATACTTTGCTAGATGGACTGACAGTTATAGGATTAGCCTTGAATGAAGAGGACCCTGATTCTAAACTTGAACTTATTAATTCTTTTTATCTGCAAATGCGTACAGTGAAGACTTGCATTGACACCTTAAAAGAGTGGTCAAATCGGAGTCCTCATACACGTATTATAAGCAATAAGCAGATGCCACATTTTGCTGAATCCTTAAAAGAAATATTTAGGCATATTAAAAACTGGAGAGGCAAAGTGTTAGAGCAGCAGACCTGTTGAACGGTTACGACTATGATAACAGGGACATCTTTATCGAAAAATGGGCGTGTTACTGGGCCTTTACCATGCGCTAGAGACCTAGTTAAGAATAAGATAGTACACGCAATAACCGCAAGCCGGTACTGGAGCAGTAGTGAGAACAGTCAGAACAACAGCTGGAACGTGAACTTTAGTAATGGCAACTTCAACAACAACAACAAGAATAACAGTAACATGGTGAGAGCGGTTGCAGCACTTAATGATAAGTATGTCGAGGGATGGTTTGATGCGTTAGATGATTGTTGCGCCAAAAAAAAGACAAGTTCACAATGTGTTATGTATAGATTGATTTGGCATGAAGATTTATTAGACTTAGCCAAAGAAGTCTATGAACGTACTTATCATCCGACTACAAGTACCTGTTTTATTGTTACCCGACCTAAATTACGTGAAGTTTTTGCTGCAAATTTTCGTGATCGCATTGTACAACATTGGTTGTGTTTACGTTTAGAACCATTATTTGAGGCACGTTTTGTTGAACACGGTAACGTATCATTTAATTGTCGAAAAGGATTCGGTACATTTGCTTGTATTGAGCAATTGACCAAAAATACCACTGAAATTTCTGAAAATTATTCTTGCGAGGCTTGGTATGCTCAATTTGATGTGAAAGGATTTTTCATGTCAATTGATTGTGAGCGTTTATTAGAGCTTTTATTACCATTTATACGAGAAAAATGGGATTATTGGAAAGGAACTATATATGAACAAGATTTAGATTTGGTTATTTGGCTTACTGAAGTTATTGTACGCCATCGTCCACAAGATGATTGTATAAAACAAGGGAATTTAAAATTATGGGAGATTCTTCCTAAAAACAAAAGTTTATTCTATATCGCATGGATGAGAGGCGAACCAATAGGAAATTTAACAAGTCAACTGTTTGCCAATTTTTATATGTCACATTTTGACGAATGGGCTGTTAGGGAATCTGCAAAACGAAATGCTAAATATGTGCGTTTTGTTGATGATTTTAGTTTTGTATGTAAAAGCAAAGAAGATGCTGTATATTTTAAAAGAGCAGCCAGAAACCAACTTAGACACATTTTAAACATTCAAATGCACCCTGACAAAATTTATATTCAAGAAGTCAAAAAAGGAATAAAAATGGTAGGAGGAGTAATTAAGCCTGGCAGAGCATATCTATCCAACCGCACTGTAGGCAATTTCATAAATGCGGTTAACCGTTTGGAGAAAGCATGTAAGGAATGTGATAAAGAAGCTATTTATGCAAATGTTAGATCTATCAATTCTTATTTAGGATTCTTAATTCATTATCAATCATACGGAATCAGACGTAAGGCATTTTCAGAATTAGAATATTTCTGGAAGGCTTGTTATATCCAAGGAAAATTTCAAGTTGTAAAAATCAAAAAGACAGTACAATGTTTATAGCTTATAATCAGGGAAGTGAACAACCCCAACGCATACGGTATAGTATAAAACTAGGGTTGCGCCAATATACAATTACATTTGATATTCATGCAGTAAAAGGTAGTGATAATGAACAATATGAATGGTGCGAAATAACGTTACCTCCTGGAACCCCTACTTATGACCGTTTAGTTGCAGCAATTATTCGTGGGCGTTATTCTGATGATAATATGCAAGCCATTATCAATAATCACTTACTAGAAGATGGAGATAGTGAACATGAAAAAGAATGGAATGATATGCAGAGTTGGAGAGCGGAAGCAAAACGTATGGCTAAAGAAATTTTAGAAGAGATAAAAAATAGATGAGTTTTCCTTTGAGTCATAGCGGCTACTTAGGCAATCATGCACCAACAAATACTTTGTTGGAAGGCTATTCTTTTGAAAAAAGTAATTTATGGGAACAGTAGCAAAATCTTCTATCACACTTGTATCTATTAGCGATGCTTATTCGTTATCGTTAACCCCTAACTCGTGTGTAATTAAAGCAGATTTCGATGGTTCTAACCCCAAATTAGAACATGCTTACACTATCATTTCAGCTTATTGCGGAGACGAAAAAGCCCCAATTGAAATTGACTCCAATACTATTATAAAAAGTAATGATAATATAGAATATCAGTTAATTAAGATTGATAGTTATAGATACCGACTTTCAATCATATCACTTCCTATTGATATTCTACAAGGCTATATTGAAATTCCAGTACTTTCAGGAGTAAGTGCCGGATTAACTGGTCGTTTTACATTTTCTATAGTACGTGAAAGTACTATGTTGGATTGGATTCAAGATTGGGAAAGCAATAAAACAACTATCGGAGATTCTTATGTCATTACCCCAAAGATATTTATTGGAAAAAAGATTATAGGCAGTCATAATAGTCTTTTGGAAGTTCCAGGGTTAACAGGTGTATATATTGGCCCTACGGATAATAATGGAGCAGGCATATACGGTTATAAAGAGAATAAAGAAATATTTCATATAGATCAAACTGGAGGAAAAATTGGTGGATGGGACATTACTTCTGGAGGGATTCAGTGTGAAGACGGAACTTTGTCTTTAAAATCAGAAGGATCCATTTCTGCTCAAAGCGAAGGTATCACTCATTGGGTATTAAACAAAGACGGTTCAGCATCATTTGCGAATGGCAATGTTACAATGGATGCCGAGGGAAACGCTTCATTCAAAGGAACGATAAAAACATCTGGAGGTAGTATTGGAGGATGGACCATAGGAACTGATAGTATTTACAACGGAACTATAGGAATCAATTCAGTAAAAAAATTTATAGCTATTGCTAATGTTACTTCTCCCCAAGACACCGGCAATCACTTAGACTGGGTGAAAGATCATGGTGGTGTTGCGCTGTATTATATTAGTAGTGCAGATTATGGAGTAATCGGATACACCAACAATGAAAAAGTGTTCTCAGCCGGTTCTAATAATTTTATAGCTGGATGGCAATTTGATAAATCTGCTATCTGGTTGGGTAATAAAAATAACAATATTGGGCAATACACATCAACTTCTGGAAGTATTACTATAGGAACTAATGGTTTCCGCGGGTATTCATGGTTTATTAACGCAGACGGTTCAGCATCATTTGCGAATGGGAATTTCGTTTGGGATACGGACGGTAATGTAACCCTTGAAGGAAAAATTATCGCAACAAGTGGTACTATTGGAGATATAGAAATATATCAAGACCACATTGGGGTAACAGCATCATCTGGCTCATCAGGTTCCGGAAAATGGGCAGAATTATCTATTTATAAAGACTTCTTTAAAGTTGGCGGTTCCAAAGGCTATGTAATGTTTGGCAATGATGTAATCCCTCTTACAGCTGGTGGAGCATTCACAGCTGTTGGAAGAATTGTAAACAAAGCTCCAAATACATCTGGTGGGTATGGGTATGACCGCGCTAACTATGGACTTTTTATTGATGTGACAGGAGGTACTAAAAATTATGGAATAAGTTCAAATGCCGCTTTGAAAGCACCAGCATTTATTAATACGAAAGCAACTTTGCTGACATTTGCTTCGGGTGGATATACCGTTGATTTTTCACAATGCAATATTATATTAATGTATTTCAATGAGTCCCAATATGGTTATGCTGAAGTCACTTTGCCAAATGAAGGGAGTGTCGCTTCTCAATTTGGCGTAAGTAGCCTCCCTATGGATTTTGCAACAGTAATAACTTTTAGAGTAAGACCAGGTTCAAAAGATATTGTATTAAAAGGTATATATGATCATAATGAGAATGCGATCAACTATCGTATGTCTCAGGGAGACTCTATTATTGTATTAATTAGCAAAGTGGACGGATTTAGGTACCAAATATTAAACCATTCCAACTAATGAGAAAAGATATACGAATAAACACAACGACAGGTGATATAGAGTTTAAAAGCCTAAATACTTTTAACAAACAATCATTTGAATGGCTTACAGAAAATGATTTGTTTCTTACCGCACAAATATCAGTATCATCCAATTTTGATATAAATCAGCTTTATACAACCGGAGTAAATATTGAAATAGCATACACTCCAATATACAAACCTATAAAAATACGTATTATTAGAGATTTTGGCGGTGGAAACATACGTGTAGTGATTAATCGAACAAATAATTCTGAGTGGTTTGAAGTGCACACAAAGCTATTTGGCACACAAGATAAAGTTTTGTGTGCTTCACAATTAATAATGATTAACCAAAGCCATTATTTATTGCAACTAAATGAAGGAAGAGCATATTTATGGTCTGGCAACATATCTGATGTGATTAATATAAATGCAAATATTCAAAACCGAAACTTATTGTTACAATGTGTTCCGTCCAATAATTATAGGTATCCGACTTCAGGCGTAGGCTTAATTAAATATCTTCACGCTAACCTTAGTCATTCAGGTTTAGCGGAAAAACTGAAAACAGAATTTAAAGATGATAAAGTGGCGGTAGTTAATGCTGCTTTCAATTCCTATTCAGGAGATCTGGAATTAGATTTAGATTTTTCAGAAGCAGATGCAAGTATATAAAGTTAAAAAGAATCAGAATATATTCGATGTCGCTATAAGTGTACATGGATCAATAGAAGGTATATTTGATTTGTTAGTAAATAATCCCGATTTATCTTTTTGCTCATCTCTGCAAGAAGATGAAGAAGTATATTGGGATGAAGATTTCATCATCTATGGCAGCATTGTAAACACCTTACAAACAGAGCATATTATACCGGCCAATGGAGAGCGTAATGTATATTACAAAAACACAGCTGAACAATTACGATGTGTCATCCGTATCTCTCCTGATGAACCATCTGCCATTTTACAAATATCTGGAGATGGAAAGATGATTATAGATTGGGGGGATAACAGTGAATTAGAAATTATATCATTGCAATCCACGATACATAAATATACACATTTTTTCGATAACATTACAAATGAAAGAGTTATCAAATTGTATGGTGAATTTAATTTGAAAACTTGGGTTTTATCTACAATTAATGGCCTAATGATGCCGACTATGCCTTTAATTGTCGATGAAGTTATTTCAGAAAAGAACAATCTTTCTCTACAAGGACTATTTTTATGTAAAGGTACATATTTAGTAAGACTGTCAGATATGAGTTTGTCCAGCCTTTCTCCTATTCAAGATATGAATCTATCTGATTTAGAGTTGAGAAATATTGACTATACAGAGGACAATGTTATAAATGATTATTTAATCTATATTGCGACACACAACAATCAAAGGAGAAATTGTAAAGTCGTATTGGATATACAACCCTCTGGAGAATACAAAGAACCGACAAAGGATAGTAATGGTAATTACATTATTACAACCGGTATGGAAGCTATATATGTAATTACCCACGAAATAGCTTGGAATGAAGCTGGGGCGTGGTCTTTCGATATAAATGGAACCATTTATCAATATGAAAATTCAGATATAGCATGAGTCGTACATTAACAGAAATATATAACGAAGCTGTAGAAACCAGAAATAAGTATCTGGAACTTACAGAACTGACCAATGATTCTAAAATGTCTATAATTAATGCTTTCACATGGGTTGTATCTGCTGCAATCTATTCATTTGAAACATTATTAGATGTTTTTACAACCGATATTGCCAAGACTTTTACTCAACGTATAAATGGTACTTCACCATATTACGCAAATTCGATGTTAAAATGGCAATATGGAGATGATTTAATCATTAACGATGAAGGTACAGCATTTCATTATGCAACAGAAGATGTAACAAAAAGGCTTATTACACATGTGTCTTATCAAGAATACTATAACGAAGAATTTAAGGATAATATTCTGATATTGAAAGTTGCCACAGGAGAAGGCAATTCACTATCCCAGTTGTCAGATGAAGAGTTGATAGCCGCACGGTCATATCTTAATCAAATCAAATTTGCAGGTGTAAAATGCAATGTAGTCAGTCGTAGAGGTGATGTTCTTGTCCCCAGAGTTACTGTGTATTATGATGGAGCTATTACTAAAGAAGAACTTTACGATAATATTGACAATGCTCTTGTAGACTTTATTGTAAATATGAAATTTGATTCTCTTATTTATACACAGAAAGTTATAGATGCTATACAAAAGGTTGAACATGTGACAGATGTGTATATCGACAACGAAGCCAGTGTTGAACAAGGAGTTTTTATCGCTCAATATAATGATAATAACGAACTTGGCCCTTTAACTAAAATTGAAAGAAAATGTTACTTAGCCAGTGGTTATGCTAAACAAAGTACCCAACAAGATGCAGAAAGTGAACTACCAACATTTCGAGAAGCCATTACAGTAAAAATAGAGACGGAATGAGAAATTATCGTATTAATACAGACCGTTTGGTTAATCAATTAATCCCCCATTATCTTGGAGGACGTAAATTGATTTTGTTTCTTCAAGCCGTGTTACAACCATTAAACTCCTTAAATATGAGATGGAAAACATGGGCCGATGAAAAACGAATAGAAGCAGCAATGACTTCTCAGGTGATTATGCTGGAATACTTTTTAAATCATAAATTCAGAAAATACTTTTTAAACACCTCTGAACATATCGTTATTTCAGATGGTGCTATTAACGGAGTTGCTATATATTGGGAACAGGCTAATAAAAATATATGTGAACTTCCTTTGTATAACGAGGGAGAAGTAGAAGTTAGTGATCATCCAACCACCCCATTGCGTTGGAAAGACGAAAAAATGCCCACAAGTGATGTAAGTTTTGTAGTGAGCTGTCCAGCAATCAATACTCAAATAATCTCACAAGAAGAACTTACAGCAATGATTACTTATTATGTAGATCGTTATCGTATTGCAGGAAAAAAATTCAAAGTTACATACATTTAAAATGAAAGAGTTTGCTTCACAAACAGGTGGACGTTACACTTACGTTGACGATATTATGAACCTACAAGACCTTGCATTAGCTTTTGCAAGTATCTTTGATGGATGTGATAATTTTATTATTAGTGGATGTCAAGTATCTGGTACAAATATTAGTTCAGGGTATGTGTATATTAATGGGAAAATACGCTATTGTGCAGGAATATCAGGTGCGGCCAAATGGCCTATGTATTTATATGAAAATAATTCAATTGATCGTGTATCTTATGCCGATTCTGGGGACAAACCCGGACGAAACATATATGGTTGTGCCGTATCCTCCAATGTACCAATAGCCAATGACATATTGACAGGAGCACCACCACAGTTTATTAGCGTTGAATCAGATGGCACAGCACTTCGATTAAAAGAAGCATTGTTTGGAAAATACGCATTAATGATAGACTCTCCCAATTCCGTGCAGACAGTGCAAAAGGATGTTATTGTTGATGGTAATATGACAGCTAATAAAGATCTTACAGCTAAAAAAGGAATTAATATAATTTCAGGAACAGCTAAAGCAACGATTGCTTATAATGCTTCTGGAGCATTAAGCATTCAGTCTCAATTAAGTGGCAAATCAGCTTATAAAGTAATCATAACAGAGGATGGAGCCATCCAGTTTTATATTGGAAACACATTATTAGCATCACTCGATTCTAATGGAATGACATTAAAAGTAACAATGTCTTCTGATGTAATGAAAGGGGGTAATATTGTTGTTGCCAACAATCATATATACAATATAGGAGTGGCAGCTGACACCGGCGGTATCAATATTAATATGCTTGGATACAATGAAGGAACCTCTTATTATCGAGACACTAAAATAGGTGATGGTAAAAATAATGCCATATTGGAAATTACAGGGAAAACGAAAGCCAGTATTTTTCATGGACCATTAAAAGTATCTAATGCAAACCCTTCTATACTAAGTCTGAGAAACGCATCTTTTTCTAAAACTGACAACAAATTAATGACTTGTCTTGACTGGGAAGATAAAAATTCAGAACAAATTGGGCATATAGGGTATGCTAATGGTGAAAATAAAGATCTATACATCAAAAATAATATTGGTAACATAGTATTTAACAATGATGTATATGTAACAGGCAAGCTATTTGTCGGAGGTATTGATGTTATAGCCAGAACTATAGAATACCCCAAAGACAGCGGATGGATCGCAATAAATGTTCAGAACTGTGGCATTACCACCAAAGTCTATGTTCGTCAAGTTGGAAAAGTTGTATCCATTCAGGGAGAGTTACACACGCACCACAGTGGTACTATCTTTACATTACCAAACAGCATAGACCCTCCTAAATATAAAATAGGCTATTCGCACAATAAAGGACGTGGCCAATGGCATTGTATTATAAAAGGAGGGCAACGTACTTGTGTAGTTGATTATTGCAACAACGGATGTTCAGAATATATCGGTTTTTTAATGACATATATTATTTAAATTATGAAAATTATTAATGTAAGTGTTGATATTGAGAGCCAACGTCTAAACTCTCAACAAACATTGGTTAACGGTAAATTACAACAAAATGAAGACGTTTCCACGCAAAAAGAAGAATCAAAAACATCGCAAAAGAGGTCCAGGAAGACCAAAGGGGCATCGTTTGAAGAACTTCGATCAGACTCGGATAGGGTTTCTGATGCAACATGAAGTCCCTGTAGAGTATAAATTATTAATGGAAGTATCCGACTTCCTAAAAATTCGTGCTCCATCTCCAGAATTAATTGAAGCAATAAGTTACGCCTCAAATGATACGTTCTTTAAAAAAACGAAATTCTGGAGATGTTTAATAGATTATAAAAGACATGGGCTTAGACCTCCATATAATATTCAAACAGATGCAAATAAGGAATTATATTATATACGCCTAAGGCTAAAAAAGTATTTAAATTGATATATTTAAAATATAAATTTAGACACTTTTTATATGCTATTATATTGTAAATAAGAAAATAATTACTACTTTCGCATCACAATTGATGACCCAGATCCTTTATACTTATTCTTAACACAGTAAATTCATGCGCAAGGTATCGCGCTTTTTCAAGCCCTTACCATGTCCCTCTCCAAGTCCTAAAAATCTGTATTTACTGAAATGTGAAACTACTGGATTATATAAAATTGGAGCAACAAGCGAGGATGTAAGAAACCGTATTAGTAAATTGTATTATAATAGCCACACCGACCAACGGACAATTAAAATTGTGAAAGTTTGGGAAAAGTGTGGCTATTGTGAGTATTATATACTCAATAGTTTTGTAAAGCTGAAAGTTTCTCACCCTTTCTACAAAAATGGACATACAGAATGGTTTAAATGTACAAGTGATGAATCCAGTCTGATACGGACTGTAGAATCTATTATTAAAAGTTTAACATAGAGGAAGATATATGATTAAAGTAACTAGACTAAATGCGGTTACTTCTTGGAACCGTGCTTTAAATGCAGCACGTAGAACCGTAGGAAAGTCAGCATTAGAGAAAGAACCTTCAGACTCATGGAAAGCAAAGATGCTATTGGCAGAACACTCTCCTATTCGTTTAATAGAATATGAATGGACATGGGAACAAATACCTCAATGGGTAACAGTGCATTTTGTTCGTCACCATATAGGCTGTGAGAAGTTTGTTCATACTCAACGGCCAGACCGTACAGGTTCACAAATTCCCAGAGGAGAGCATTTGCAAGGAGAACTAAATGAAATGGATATGACTGCAAATGCACAAGAAATAATGGCCATTTCACGAGTACGTTTATGTAATTGTGCTTCAAAAGAGACCAAAGAAGCATGGACAGCAATGTTGCAAGAACTAAAAAAGATAGATCCAGTACTTGTTAGTAAATGCGTACCGACATGTGTTTATCGTGGTTTTTGTCCAGAATTAAAATGTTGTGGGTATGCTAATACTCATCAATTTCAAGAAGCTGTTGAAAAATATAGAAAGACTGAATAATTATGAAAGTGCAAAAAAGAACAGGTCAAATTGTAGATTTTGACCTAGAAAAAATAGGAAACGCAATAAAAAAAGCCTTTGATAGCAAACAAGTTGAATACGACCCAGCAATTGTAGAATCGGTTGATAAATTAATTAGCCTTACCTACACTAATGTTCCTGTATCTGTAGAAACCATCCAAGATTATGTAGAACGCGCATTAATGCAATTTGGTTATTATGATATAGCCAAGACATTTATTCTATATCGTGAACAACGTAAAAGTACGCGTTTTGTCAAAGAACGTATTGATTATATGAATCAATATAGTCAATCAGCAGACAATGCTGCTTCTTCATCAGAAACCGATGGAAATGCTAATGTAACAATGAAAAATGTAGCTAACTTAGAAGGTGAAGTATATAAAACCACTAATCGGATCATCCAACGCCAACGTATGAAGGATGAGTTAAACATTCTCTTTCCAGAAGTAGCAAAGCAATACGAAACAGATCTTGACAATCATATTGTTTATACACACGATGAAGCATCTACGCCAGTATTAAAGCAGTATTGTATGGCAGTTAGTTTGTATCCATTACTAACAGAAGGCGTAGGTAATATTGATGGTGTTACCCCTTCAGAACCTAACGATTTGCAGTCGTTTAGTGGGCAAATAACCAACTTGATATTCTTACTTTCTTCTCAATGTAAAGGAGCGGTAGCTGTAGGTGAATATTTCATTGCATTAAATTATTATGTAGTTAAAGAGTTTGGGGATAAATGGTATGAAAAACTGGACTGTGAGGCTTCCTCGCCACATTGTTTAATTAAAAGAACAGTACGTGATAATATCCTGAAAGCGTTCAAACAGTTCGTGTGGGGTGTTAATCAACCAGCAGGAAATCGTAGCTACCAAAGCCCATTTACAAATATTTCTTATTATGATCATACATATTTCACATCGCTCTTTGGAGAATTTTGTTATCCGGATGGAAGTAAGCCTGAATGGATAGCTATTGATACATTGCAACGTATGTTTATGAAATGGTTTAATCAAATACGTTTAAAGCAAGTATTAACCTTTCCGGTAGAAACTTTTGCGATGGTCCACAATGGCGATGATATAATCGACCAAAATTACAAACAATTTTGCGCCGAAATGTATGCGGAAGGACACTCGTTCTTTACTTATATTTCCGACAGTGCAGACAGCCTTGCATCATGCTGTAGGCTTAGGAATGAATTGGCAGAAAATACTTTTAGCCCCACTTCAGGATTAACAGGTGTGATGACAGGCAGTTGTAATGTGATTACTCTGAATATCAACAGAATAATACAAAATTGCGCAAAGGCTTATGGATTACATGGTGGATGGAAAGAAAATACTTCCTTTATTGAAGATTACTTGAAAGAAATTCTTGAAAGAGTCTACAAGTATCATATTGCTTTCAAGACAATGCTATATGATCTTGAAGACAAGGGTATGTTTGCTGCTTCAAATGGCGGTTATATTCATATCAGCAAATTATACAGCACCATAGGCATCAATGGGTTGAACGAAGCTGCTAGATTCTTGGGAATGAAGGTTAGTAATAACCCAGAATATATTGAATTCCTTCAACTTATTTTGGGCACCATTAAAGAACAAAATAAACTACATTCTATCCATGACAGGAAGCGACCTTTCTTGTTTAATTCAGAAGTTGTACCAGCAGAAGGACTGGGAGGAAAGAATTATAAATGGGATAAAGAAGATGGATATGTTGTTCCAGAAGATGAGAACTTATATAATTCATATTTCTATAATGCCCATGATAACACTTCTGTACTTGACAAATTTGTATTACATGGACACCAAACCTATCAGTACACCGATGGAGGATCAGCTGCTCACATTAATTTGGAAGATCACTTATCAAAAGAGCAGTATCTGAAACTAATTGATTTTGCCATAGCCAATGGAACTAATTATTTTACCTTTAATATCCCAAACAGTAAATGTGAAGATTGTGGTAAAATCATAAAAAGACCTATTGACATCTGTCCTTGTTGTGGTAGTCATAATATTACTCAATATACACGAGTTATCGGATATTTACGCCCAACCAAAGCATTTGGAAGTGACCGACAAACTGAAGCCCTGAATCGTAAATACAGTGACGGTAAATTGCAGATATGAAATATGTAGATACCAAAATCGTGTTCCAAGAATTGCCAAATGAGATAACTTTGGCTATAAATATTAGTGGTTGCCCATGCGCCTGCATTGGGTGCCACTCTTCTTATTTATCACAAGATATAGGGGAACCGTTAACTAAAGAAGCACTTCGGAAGTTGATATGTAAGAATAAAGGAATAACAGCCATATCATTTATGGGAGGCGATGCAAAGCCTGAATATGTAAATGTGTTAGCTGAATACCTTCAGTGCAATTATTCAAATTTAAAGGTTGGGTGGTATTCTGGAAGAGAAAAACTGCCTAAAGAAATAAGTCTTAATAATTTTGATTATATTAAGTTAGGACCATATCTATCCAGCAGAGGCCCTCTCAATAATACGAATACTAACCAAAAGCTATACAAGGTTGTTAAAAATGGAAAGGAAACAACGTTACTGGATATAACCCATTTAATTCAAAGAAAAAAATCAATATAATAAGTAATTATATATTAATTCATTGTAATAGAAATAGTTATATATTTGTTTTAAAAATAAAATTAGTTTTATTTTGTTAGTTAAATTGATATAACTATCTTTGCGGTGTTCTTTGAAAAAGCAAGAGTATGTTGCATGGTCAAGCACGCCTTATTGTGCAAGACAATAAGGCAGCAAAACAAGAGATGGACTTGGCTATTGGAAATTTGAAAGATGGTGATTATACCATTCTTATTATGGATGATGCCAAAAACAAATCTCTACCGCAATTGAAGTATTTATTTGGTGTAGTGTTAAAAACAATTTCGGAACAATTGCCCACACACCCACCTGTAGATGCCCTATACAGATACTTTGAAGAGATTTATGCTCCAATTCATATCTGTGATCTTCCCGGAGGAGAAAAGTATGAATACTTTAACCTCAAAAATGAAAAAGCAAGTGAGATGAATGAAGTGATTGAGAGAATCATTCATCATGTAAACACTGAATGGGGTATCAAGGTGATGCCGAAAGACAAAACCAAGATGCCAGAAGCGAAAGAACTTTGGGCTGGAGCTTATACCGAACAGTGGAATCTTCCCCTCTCTAAATTAAACAAATAATTTTCATTTTTATGGAAGAGATGATTCAAAATCCGTATGACCTCTTTGCGGAAAACCAAGAAACTTATGAAGAGGCTGTCAAAAAAAGTGCAGATGAAAGTCAGTCATTTCAACGTACTAAACATTTTCGTATTGATTCTGTTGGTACTTACCCTGTACGTATTCTCCCTCTGGCACCAACCAAACAATCTGATGGTAATTATGTATTAGACCGTAAGGGATATGAATATCCAATTAAAACGCAAGTTTTGAAATTGGATAACCCACATCCCACAGGTAAAAAAGACAAACAATTATTTGTAAATGTTTGTCAATCCAGTTATGCCGGATTATCGGTGGATTTGATTGACACCTATTTGAAGGTTGCCGAAGATAAGTATGGTAATGATGAAAAGCTAATAAAAAAAATCAAAGGTTCTGGCTTTGAAGGTGGCTTGAAATGGAACTCTCAACGTGCCATGTATATTTTGGATTTGGACAACCGTAGTGAAGGAATTCAAATGCTCACCTTATCTTACTCCCAATATAAAGACTTGGAAGACCGTAAACTAGCTATATGGAAAAAACTTTTGGAAAAAAACTCCAAATGCCTATGTCCTATTTCTTCTGTGAAAGATGCTTTTCCGGTAGAAATCACTCGCAAAGAAGAAAACAAAAAAACCACTTACACTTTCAATATTGATACAATTTCTGGTGTCGAACCTTTGTCTGAAGAGGAAATCAACGCTCTATTGGAGATGCAACGTATTCCAGATGCTATTTATCGTTACTCACGTTTTCACATGGAGGCTACCATTGAGTTCTTGAAGCAATACGATGCTAAAATGGAAATGGATGTGATGAGTAGCAAAGAGATCACAGAAGCTATTGAAAAGATTAAAATGGAGCTTCACCCTGATGATAAATCCCATTTCTCTTTTGACAAAAAAGAACGTAACAGTGGCGATAATGAGGAAGCATCAGACAACGAACTGGATTCATTGTGGAATCGTTGGGAAAAGCTCAATGAACGCGGTATTGGAGATAAGAGCGAAGAAGGGCAAGACTTACGTGATGCAATCCGTGAATACATTGATGCCAATGAATTAAATGTTCGCGTTACACGTGGAAAAACAAATGAGGACTTGTTAAACGACATTGAGGACGCATTGGAAGTTGCGAAAGATGGCAATAACGATGAAGATAAAGCCACAGCAAAAGATCCGGTCCCAGAAGAAGAGCCTGCTCCAACCCCAGAAGAAGAAGATCCTGCTCCTGAACCAGACCCTGTTCCCGGCCCTACAACTCATAGACGTGGTGAATACAATGATGATACCAACGAACCGGCAGTAAGCCCATCACGTGAACGCAGATCTGCACGTCCTGAACGTAGAAGAAGATAACCCTATTTGTATTAGTATATAGGGACATACAAATGTTAAGTGTGTCCCTATTCAAATTGAATCACAATGAGCGAAAAAATACCAAGTGCCTTGTTGTTAAACGATATTCATGTATCGAAAGACAATATTCCAGAATTCCAAAGAAACTGGGATGAGGCTTTATCTATATGCGATCAGTATAAGATTGAAGACTTAATAATTGGTGGAGATTTGTGGTTATCACGATCTTCTCAGACTCTTAGCACTCTCATGGCTGTTCGTCAAGCTATCATAAAAGCGACCACTTCGGGGATAACTGTCACTATTGCCGAAGGAAACCATTGTAAAGTTGACCAAGAATCTATTTTGGGCTATAGTCATTTATTTAGCGAATACCCTCATGTATATATAGTAGATGATTATTCCATTATAGATATTAGTGACAATGTGGAACTATATATAATGAGTTACTTCCCTGAAAATGGTAGTTTTATTGATCGTCTCAAACAAATGGTCAAAACAGAATTGAACCCTGCTATTCACAATATCCTTTATATACATGAAGGAATAAATGGTGCACTTAGTACACCTAATGACAAGGAATTGCCAGCAAATATTTTCTGTGATTTTAATACAGTTCTTGTGGGCCATTACCATAACCGTTGTATCATCAAGGGTACAAATATCGAATACATAGGTTCCTCCAGGCAGCATAATTTTGGTGAAGATGAAGAAAAAGGTTACACCATCGTATATAATGATGGCAGCTATGAATTTATTAAAAATCAAGCTAATGTCCGATACAAAGTATTGGATATACAAGCCAGTCAGATTAACTCTAAGTTGATTGATAAGCTGGATGACATGAAAGCAGATGGGAGATACAAAATTAAAACAAGAATCAATTGTACAACCAAAGAAGCTGCAAGCATTGATAAGCAGAAACTTTTAGAAGCCGGTGCCACAAAAGTCGAGATTGTTACTGAAGAAGTAGCAGTTACAGAAATAGCTGCTCATTCCTTAGATAAGAAGTTCGATAAATCCGGTATTAAACAAGAATATACAAGTTTCTGTGCCAACAAAGGTATTTCAAACATAGAAATGGGGTTGCAATACCTCGATAAAATCAGTTAATATGTGGACATTAAGACAAGTTTACGCAAAAAATCTATGTGCTTTTAAGCAATTAGACTATACATTGTTGCAAAAACACACAACACTGATTTTTGGCAACAATATGGATAATGATTCGCAAGGATCAAATGGTTCCGGGAAATCTGCAATGTTAGAAGCAATTGCTATTGGAATTACAGGAGAAACTCTTCGCAAAATTAAAATGGATGAGATTATCAATGATGCAGAAGACGAAGCCACAGTTTCTCTGCTGTTTCAGAATGCTGCTACCAGACAGTATTTGTCCATTCAACGTATTATTTCCCGTAAAGCGGCGCAGATTATTAAAGTTTGCACGTATATGGATGAGACTGATTGTAATGAAGAATACATAGAACAAGCCAGTGTTGCAGATTACAATAAATTTATTTTAGAAACATTGGGGTTAACCAAAGATGATGTTTTCTCAAATTTCATTCTTTCTAAACATAAATATTCGTCTTTTCTTTCCAGTTCCGACCGGGAGAAGAAAGAAATCATCAATCGTTTTAGTAATGGTGTAATAGTAGATGAATCTATTACAGCTTTACAAGAAGACATGATACCGATTCAAGAACTATTAAAACAAGCAGAATTGAATGTGGCCAATCACACCGGACGCGTTGAGACTGTACAAGAACAAATCAATACCGCTATTACAGAATCTACCGAGCGTTCCCAGAAGAAGGCTGAACGTGTAGCAAACTGGAATGAGGCCATTGCCAATAAACGTGCTTATATTCGTGAACAAAAGGTTCTCATTAATAAGATTGATGAAACCCTAGAACAATATGACAAGACAGATGAGATGTTGCAAAGGTTGGAAGATAGCCAAAAGGACACCGGATCTTGTTTTAAGATGATTTCCGAGTATTTTACCTCGTGTAGTTTGCCATTGCCTAAAGATTTTGCAACTATATCAATCAAAAATCAGCAAGAATTGGATACTGTAACAAAAGAGTATTCCAACATGCAAAAGCAACTGACCCAACATGAGAAAAAACTTGTCACAGCAAGAACTTCCTATGACAAGTTGCTAAAACAGCATGACAAATTTCAAGAAGACTTCAAAAAGAAATCTACGAAAATTGACGAGAAGATTAATACATTGTTGGGTTCTGTTAAGAAACTAGATGCTGAAAACAGTAATCTAAGAGCACAACGCGTTAAACTGGAGACTGATATTGCTGATTTACAGAAACAGCTTGCTGGAGTTATAACCTGTCCTAAATGTCAGTATGAGTTTACATTAGGCAATGACATAGATATAAATTCAGTTAAGCTGAAGTTACAGGATCGCACAGGAGAGGCGCAAGATATTCTCAAAAACATAGAGGTTAACGAAAAGAATATTTCAGACATTACAGTTGAAGGGCGTGAAGTGCGCCAAGAGCAGAACGATTTAAATCGCTGTAAAATTGAATGGTCTAACAAGATTACTGAGACCTGCACAGCATTGGACGAATTGGCCCGTAGTACATCCAACTTAACTAATAAAATACAAGTACTTCAAAGCCAAATGAATATTCTTCAGAAGTCTATTGATGATGCGCGTATCAATTTGTTTGATGATGCTTATGCGATATTAGATGAAGCTATCAAAAATAAAGAAGCCGAGGCGAAACAGTCTGAATTAAATATCAATAACGCCAATGGAGCCATTCAGTCATACGAAGAATCTATTCGTGACATTGAAAATGCTTCTGAAACGGATATGATTGAGTCTCTCAAAGCCAACAAAAAAAAGTATGAGAAAGAATTAACATTGGCAATATCTAAAAAAGAAAGCATCGAGCAAGAATTAAATTCATACAAAGAACAAGAAGCTACCTTTATTGAGTTTAAAACCCACTTAGCCAATACAAAGATTGATGCTCTCAGTCACATAACCAATGAATTTTTAGAAGCTATTGGCAGTGACATCCGTATTGCCTTTTCAGGTTTTACTGTTCTAAAAAGCGGAAAGATAAGAGATAAAATTTCTATATCAATTATTCGTGATGGCGTAGACTGTGGTTCCTTTGACAAATTCTCTGAAGGGGAAAAAGCACGGGTAAACCTCGCTAATATATTGGCAATGCACAAATTAACCAATATTAATTGTGATGACGATAAAGGATTGGATCTTTTGATACTTGATGAAATACTGGAAGCCACCGATGAGCAAGGGCTTTCTAATATCTTTGATGCTCTTAATCAATTACAGATTACATCTTTGGTAGTAAGTCATGGAAATATAGCTGAAGGCTACCCATACAAGACTGTAGTCAACAAACTTAACGGCGTTTCATTTATAGATGCTTAACGAATTAAAAAATACAGAAAATGAGTCAATAAATCAAATTACACGTGATAATGTGCTTGCATTAGATATAGCAGAGCACTGTGGATATTATTCAACTCATGAATCAGGGACATGGAACTTTACTCAAAGAAAAGGTAAAAATGCGATTGAACAGCATAAAATGTTCTATGACACTTTAATTGAGTTTATCCAAAAATATAACATCAAATTGATTATCGCCGAAGATGTGTGCGTGTCAAAGCATTTCATCGCAGCGCGAAAACTATCCGAATTTAGAGGCATATTATATCTGATATGCGCCCAGCTTGGACTCCCGGAGCCAAAATTCATAAATGTTAGCACAGTAAAAAAATGGGCTACCGGTGATGGCAAAGCTGACAAAAAGAAGATGATTGAATATTGCATCAAACGATGGAATATTACACCAGTCGATGACAACATGGCTGATGCGACCCACATCTTCAAATATTATGTAAGAATATATAAACTTTAGACAGAAAATGAGTTACGCAAGAAACCTAAGGCGTAGGCAACAAAAAGAAGACCAGCCCCATCTTATGAAGTTGGGTAAACTACTGGGAGACTTCTACGAATTTCTCAGCAAACAACCCCAGCCAACAGATAACGAGGTTAGAGAAACCTTTACCTCCAGTAATGATAAGTGGAAGAAGTATTGTAAGATCCACAAATTGATGAACTCAGATCACTTGTTTGTGCTCAATGTTCAAGAGGCGTGGAAGAGACATACTCAGCAGTTACCACAGAACCAATAAATATAAGTGATGAAGTAGCTGCACGGCGAACAGCCCTATTTGATAAATACGTAACACCGTACAACCGAATGATATACAAGTTGTGTATGCGCTATACCTTTAACTCTTCCGATATAGAAGACAATTATGTAGAAGTACTTGCCAACATGTATAAATATATCGAAACATATAATCCCGAGCGTTCAATACAAACTTGGCTTCATATTGTCACTAAACGATGTGTATTTGATTTAGACCAACGTAAAAAACGGCATCAAGACATGTTAAGTGATGACAGTGATGTAGAAACCTTTTCTTCAAGTGAGTCTATTGTAGATTTTGATGAGGTTAGCTCTAACGCAATGGGTATTGACAATTATCGAGAGCTATATAACGATGATATTTTGGCTGCATTGGATCAGCTAAAGCCTCAATATAGAAGCGCGCTTTTATATCAACAAGCGGGTTATAAACTCAAAGAAATTGCAGAAATCGAATATCGGAACGGTGCCTTAGAATCTCGCAATATCGAAACTGTCAAAAGTCGATTATTCTTGGCGCGTCAACAACTTCAACAACTATTGACTCGTGATGGAAAAAGAAGAACGACTGACGAAACAGATTAAGACAGTATATACAGAAATAGCCAAGCGTTTGGTGGACCCCTCCTTCTCATTCCCAGAGGGAGGGCAGGCCAAACGCCAACTATCTCAATTTATCGTCAATTTCACTCAAATTTGTGGTGGAGAATTTAATACTTCACGACTTGTAGACTATTGTGTGTTCCAACTGCATAAAAACAGGAATGCCCAATATCAACGTACATTGGCACCCAAAACATTTGGGGCTACCGCTCTTCAAAAATATCTATCAATGTCTTCCAAGTCCAAGCAGTATATGGAAGACCAATGGTTATCTGAAGCCAAACTAACCAGAGCCTATCTAAATTCACTAATCTGTAAAAAAGAGCATCCGCAGTCTAGGTATATTTATATGCCATCTGAAGAATGCACTAAAAAACGGAGTATCAACACAGATATTGGGTTTGTAATCTGCTCTACATCCACACTGATGTGGAGTCCATTTTCTCCAGCGTGTCAAATATGCACGAATGTGGAGAAGTGTAAACAAGAAACTGCAACCAAGTATCCAGAGTTATACCGAATAAGACTCGAAGAATATGGCGAAAGAAGATAACGTATTAACAGAAGACTTCTTATTTGAATTATACTACGCTTGCTTTACATACGATTATGTATGTAGCTTAGTGTGTGAATATATGCAGAAATCGTACCTTCCTGGTAGAGATTTCCAAGCATTGCAGGGGTATCTGTGTAAATACTTCGCAGAACATAAGTCATCCCCTACTCTCAATATTATTAGCCAAATCGTTTCTGTTAATAGAGAGGTTTCAGCTCTATTAGAGGACATTAAGGACTGTGCAGAAGGAGTTGAACCGGAAATCATATTGGAACAATTTGAAGATTATTTGAGGCAGGTAAAATTTCAAAAGACCTACAAAGAGATAGGAGAACTCTATGCGAAACAGGATCGCGACAAAGCAATGCGGCTACTTCAATCGTTTGCAGAATGGCAAAATGATTTCAGTTTACAGCAAAATTCATTTGTAGATGTAGCAGAAACTTTTGAATCCCGTTTTAGACGTAATAGAGAGAAACATAACCAAGAGTCAAGGCTTAAACCAATTACCAGGTTTTATATTGATGGTTTGGACGAAATGAATGGCGGTAGAGATTTACGCACTCAATTAACATGTTTCCTAGCTTCCACTGGAGTTGGTAAAAGTCATGCTGCACGCTGGATAGGTAAATGTGCGTGTCAAATGGATGGATTAAATGTACTTCACTTTCAGCTCGAAGGTTCTGAAGATGAAGTTGTAGACGCTTATTCTGCTTCATTGGTTTCTTGTAATTCTTATCATTATAGTACCGGTACATTAAAAGACCGAGAATTGGAGCGAATGATTCGGGAAATCAAAGCAATGTCAGGAACATTGAAAGTCAAATCCTTTCCCAAGTTTGCCAATCAGGTGTCAACTATAGATATAAAAAATGGCATAGCCGAATATAAAAAAATATACGGTGTTTCTCCAGATGTTGTTATCATCGACTCTATGGACTTGCTTACAGACTCCAGTGGACGTAAATGGTCTGAAAATGGTGAACGCCATAAACGTGTCGCTGTAGCCAACGACTTAAAGGATTTGGCAGGAGACGAAAATGTCTGGATGGTTGTAACTTATCAAGCAACAATAGAGAACAGGGATTGGCTAAATGACGAGCAAAATGTATTGACTGAATATAACTGTGCAGAAGCTAAAGGACTAGGTCGCCCAATGACTCATCTCATTAGCCTTAACCAAAGTATCAATGAAATGCGTGAGAACACCATGCGTATAAATGTGGCGAAATCTCGATTTTTCAAAAAAGGAGATCCTTTTAAGATTGCTACAGACTATGACAATGAATGTTTTTATGATAGGGCAAGAACTTTAAATATCAGCAAGGTTGTATAATATGGAATTGAGTAAAGAAGAAAAAGAGTATATAATCCAAGAACTTTCTATTGAATTACATGCAAAGCCGGATGGTAGTGGAAAGAACCTGATTGTCCCCCAGTGCCCTTATTGTGGGCATGAAGGGGGAAAATATGGTATATACATAGGCAAAGCTACCGAAAGAAAAAAGCCATTTATGGCACATTGTTTTTCATGTGGACATTCAACACAAACGTTAGAGCAGCTATTGACAGATATAGGTCGTCAAGACCTCATTATAACAGATACATTTGATCTAAATGGAGATAAAAACATCAATGGATTTTCATTTTTAGAAAACGATGATAAAGAAATTGACGATTCTCTCTGTGTCGTAGAAATGCCAGAATATTATAAACGTACTCATTTCAATCGGTATTTGAATAAACGTGGTTTTACAGAAGATGATTATGAATTTTTTCCTGTGGGAACCACGCGTAATCTAAATTTCAAATTTGATGATTATGTCATATTCCCAATTATAGATAATGGGGATATTGTTGGGTATATTTCCCGGCACATTTGGGATAAAGTTGATATTGATGAATATAACCGTAAAGCAAGACATAATGGCAGTTTTCAAATTATGCGTTATAGAAATAGCATTGAAAATGATTTTGTCAAACTATTATACAATTATGATGCAATAATTGAAGATGAAACAGATACCGTAATCCTTGTAGAAGGAGTGTTTGATGTTATTGCTCTTACGAGAAAACTAAATTTATATAATAACCCATCTGTAGCTGTAGTTGCTACATTCGGAAAAAAAATATCTGATACACAAATATATAAATTACAGGCTAAAGGAATTCGTACTGTCGTAATTGGATATGATGGAGATGCAGTCGAGGCTATCAAAAAAACTGGCGAACAGCTTAATGAGTATTTTGACTGCTATATTGCTGACATAGAAGACTCTAACCAAGATTTTGACAGTATGGACTTTTGGGAAATATATGACACGTTCGCTTTTGGACTGAAAACTTTAACCGAATATAAATTAAACAAAATTCAAATATGAATCCTGATTTATTAAATTGGCTAGATAACAATAAGATGTGTTTCAATATCATAGATGAAGATGTTATTGAAATCACGGGCTTTGGTAAAATGTATTATGAAGATACCAGTATGATTAAGTCCATCTTCCGTACTGATGCTGACAACAACATCAAGTTTAATACAATGGAAAATATTCAAACATTACAAGAGGAAGGCATTAATTATATAGTATTTCAATTTGGAGACAACTGGTATTACTATGACACAAGAAAAGATTTTGAGTTTCAAATTTTAAAGTATATAGGCAATAGGAGGCCATTAAGTCATGCCCAAGAATTTGTAAACCTAGGCATACATACCCCTTTTGAATTGCTCAATGGAAGTTTTTCGCTAACAGATTGGATAAAAAAAGCCAAATACTTAGGACAATCCGCATTAGGTATTTGTGATTACAATACAATGGCAGCAACCCTTATTCTTCAAAAAGAATGTGAAGCTGCTGGCATTCAATGGGTGTTTGGATATTCACTTACATTCACTGATGGTACCGAAAAGATAGATGCCAAAATATACTGCCAGTCACAAGAAGGACTTCAAAATTTACTTAGAATTCAGAAATGCATAAATGTAGATTCCGAAAATAAAATCATTGATTTACAAGATCTTCTAAAACATGGGGCCGGTAATATAATTGTATTTAGCAAATATGCGTCATTTTGGTTGAAAGACATAGGTGACAATCTTGACCGTTTTTTCGATAGTTTTGATGATTGTTTTTATCAATTAGACTTATCGGAATTCAAAGCTGAACGTATTGATATTAAAGTACTAGATGCCACAAAATGTTACTTTGACTACATTTATGATACAGGCGACCTCCCTCCAGTATTAATTTGTGACTGCTATTATTTGGACAAAGATGATGCAAAAAACAAAATCATCCTTAACAAAATTGCTGAAGGGGCAGCACATGAGCAAAGCGATGACCAATATTTTAAGGATTTGGATGAACATTGGACTACTATGTCTGGCTTGTTTGATGAACACAAATGGGACATAGAGGATATATTTAATTGGGCGTGTGAAAATACAGTCAAAATTGCTGAAGGAGCAAAAGCCAGATATGAGATTGAACGCAACTTTATGCCTCAATATGACATGGCTGACAATGAAAGATCAAAGTACACCAACCGACATGAAATGTTTCTGGACTTGCTGGAAGATGGGTTTAATAAACTGGTTCCAAAAGATAAAGAAGATATATATCGCAAACAATTAGATTATGAGATTTATGTATTGGAATCAACCAACAACGTAGATTACATGCTCGTACAATATGATACTGTTAATTGGGCACGCAAGAATGGAATATTAGTGGGATGCGGACGTGGTTCTGCTGGAGGATGTCTAGTTCTATACCTATTGGGAATAACACTTATAGATCCAATAAAATACGATTTGCTATTTGAACGTTTCCTTCTCCCAGAACGTGCCGGACTATACCCTTCAGATGTAACCATTATTGGGGATGATGTAGATTCCAATCAATACATCGAAGTAACATTAGAAAATCATAAAACTTATAAAATAGACAAAGACGCACAGTTACTTGTGAAACGTGCTGGAATGGATGATCCTATTGTAGTATATGCAGATGAACTGCAAACTGACGATGATATTCAATTTGATAACCGAGATCTTTTATTTACTCTAAACGAAATTTGATTATGATTCCAATTTTAAGAAAAGTAGGATGGGATTTAAATCCTAATGACAAGGTGGTTAATGCCATCCTCAAAAGATGTGAAGCCAATAATGGCGAGTGTCCATGCCACAATGATTCCGAGGACAAACGATGTCCATGTAGTTCGTATAGAGAGCATGATGTTTGTCATTGCAACTTATATGTAAAAATTGAAAAATAAAAAGGTATGGAAGATATGATTTTGACAGAAGAGATGCAAAAAATTATGAATCTCATTCAAGACAATGAGAATAATGTATTCGTAACAGGTAAAGCCGGTTCTGGAAAGACTACATTTCTAAAATATCTAATTGAAAAATCCGGAAAGAATTGTATTGTAGCTGCCCCAACAGGCGTAGCAGCGATTAATGCAGGAGGCGTTACATTGCATAGTCTATTTGGTATTCCTTTTGGACCTATTACACCTTATGACCGACTGGAAAACAAATTTTCAGAATACAAAGTAGAACTATTGCTCAAAATGGAATTGCTGATTATTGATGAAATAAGTATGGTACGCCCAGATATACTGGACACTATTGATCGCAAGCTAAGGTGGGTTTACGAAAGCGATGAACCATTTGGAGGTGTACAGGTAGTAATGTTTGGAGATTTATTTCAACTCCCCCCAGTAACAAAGAAACAAGAAAGAGAAATATTGTCCGATTTTTATGATAACTTTTTCTTCTTCAACGCTTTGGTATTCAAGCGCACAGGTTTCCATATCGTAGAACTAACCAAAATTTTTAGACAAACAGAACCTGAATTTATCAACGTTCTTAATAATATTCGTAATTATCAGGTTACATCTGATGAATTGGATCTATTAAGCGAGTTGAAAGATCGCAAAATTAGCAAAAGTTATGATGGTGAATATATACACATCTGTACACACAAAGCCGATGTTGAAAAAATCAACTCCGAGAAATTGGGGGAACAAGATATACGAAACTATGACATAATTGTAAAAGATAAGTTCCCTGAATCATCTATCCCCTGCGACCTGCATTTAAAACTCCGTATTGGAGCAAGAGTTATGTCATTGGTAAATGACTCGCTAAAAGGATATTACAATGGAATGCTTGGAATAGTCACCGCATTAGAAGACAATGTAGTGACAGTACGTATGGACAATGGCCGGACTATCAAATTTGAACGTTATACATGGAGTAATACACAATATACTTTAAAAGATAATGAGATTGTAAAAGAAGAAATTGGTTCATGTACTCAGTTCCCATTAACATTGGCATGGGCTATTACCATTCATAAAAGCCAAGGACTTACATTCGATAAAATTATCATTCATGTGTCACACACTTTTTGTCCAGGACAACTATATGTAGCCCTCAGCCGGTGTAGAACGTTGGAAGGTATCGTTTCAGATGCTTTTATCACCAAACAAATGATTATCCCAGAATATGCTTTAATTGATTTTGAAAGAGCATACAAATCAAATGGGTATTATTATGGAAAACTATTATAAAAGAATATATGAAAGTCATATCAATCATAAATAAAACAAGTCAGGTTCCTGTACAAACGTTAGATTGTTTTGTTGACAAAGGTTATTTGCAAGGAACTGGAGGCTCTCTTCCTGATGTGGATGTAGACTTCCAATCAGACCGTAGACAAGAGGTAAAAGAGTATATTGAACGCCGTTATAACCATGACGGTAAGCAACGTGTGTTTTCTGCCGGGACCTTTACTACTTTAAAATTGAAAGCTGTTCTTAAAGATGTAGCGCGTGTACATCGAGTTCCGGTAAATATTGTAAATTACATCACAGCTATATTTGAAGATGATAATATGAGCTGGACAGACCTGTTTACAATGGCTGCTACCAATAAAAAAATACATAGCTTCATAATGGAATATCCACAAGTAATTGAAGATATTCGTACTTTGATGGGGCAACCCCGTTCCTCATCAGTTCACGCCTCTGCTCTATTAGTAACCCCAGATTCAAAAGATGGAAAAGATTTGGAGTGCTTTGATTTTACTCCTATAAAGAAAATAGACGGTGTGTTGATTTCCGAATTTGACGGTTATTCATTAGACGAACAGGGATTATTAAAAAATGACTGCCTTGGTATTAAGGAATTATCAAAACTACAAGCAGTCATCAATATATGTAATGATAAATACCATACTGATATTACTTTCCAAAACATAGTGCAAAGTAAACTGGACGACCCTAAAGTATATCAGTTATTACAGAAAGGATATACTCAAAATGTTTTCCAGTTCTCATCCAAAGGTATGACTAAGTTTTTGGTAAGTATGCAACCCGACAAAATTGAAGATTTGATTGCAGCCAACGCTTTATTTCGTCCCGCAACACTGGATTCTGGTTCGACAGATAAATATGTAGATTGCAAGTTAGGAGACGCAGACCCAGTATATTTATGGGGAACGTACAACGCTATGAGAAACACTTATGGCGTATTGTGTTACCAAGAGCAATTAGCACAAATCGCACGTGAGGTTGGAAAATTTAGTTTAGGCGAAGGAGTTAAATTGGTCAAACTTATATCTAAAAAAAAGGTGGATAAAATTCTTGCTTTACGAGATAAATTTATGGCAGGGGCTAATGGAAACGGATGTCCGAAGGAAGATGCGGAAGCTATATGGCACATGTTTGAAGTTGCCGGTGGTTATCTTTTTAATAAGAGTCATGCCACCGCTTATGCGGTTACAGCTTATGCTGGTGCGTTTCTCAAAGCTAACTATCCCACCGCCTTTTACACAATTGCTCTTCAATGGGCCAAAGACGATGAAATTCCCACACTAATGAGCGAAATGGAATTATGTAGTAATGCTAAAATTGTACCACCAGATATAAATGTTAGCTGTGGTACCTTTTTTACGGATTACGAAACAAACGAAATCTTTTGGTCACTTTCTCGTATTAAAATGTTAGGAGCAAAAGCAACAGAATGGATTATAAACGAACGAAATGTGCGTGGAGAATTCAATTCCATTGAAAACTTTATAGAACGAATATTCCGATATAAATTAAAGCAGTACAAATACTGGGATGATCCAGACAATCCGAATGAAGCCACTAAATGCCCAGTTAATGCAAGACATGTCCGTCATTTAATACTATCCGGATGTTTTGACAAAGTAGAAAACGCCCAATCAGTCATAGAACGATATGCCATTTTAGAAAAAGCAGCTAAATGCTTAGGTTTTGAAATCTCTGAAAAAGATATACCGGAAGATTTGAGAAACAAACATTATTTTTGGAGTCAACAACAAATAGCAATCAGCGGCATTGGGGCTATTGACTATAAACGTATTTACGACAATTCAGAAGCAAAGCCGAAAATAAAAGGAAAAGCATCTTGGGCACTTTTAAAAAACATACAAGACCCTGATTATGATGGAAAACGCGTTGCTGTTTGTGCTAACATTGTAGATATTGAAGAGAAAAAGTTTAAAGACAAAAAAACAGGTGAGAATCGAGTTTTCTGCAAACTTTTACTCCAACAAAACAATGACCTGGTAGAAATGATCATCTGGAATGATGAATGGATGAACGTCCGGGCAACACTTTGTAAGGGTGGTCCTCTTAACAGTGCAAAGAACAAAATGCTTATATGTTCCGCACAAGTTAAGTACAGTGACTATACAGGTGGAAACAATCTTCAGTTATATAAATCTTCAATTATAGACATATTATGAAAATAAAAGCAAACATACCAATTGTTATAGCCATTGTCGGACCATCTGGAAGCGGTAAGACAACAATGGCAAACATCATGTCTGAAAACGGCATTCCAACGATAGTATCATATACAACACGTCCCATGAGGGAAGGAGAAACAAATGGAAAAGAACATTGGTTTGTAACTCCGGAAGACAAGCCCCAAATGTCTGAAATGATAGCTTATACACAATTCGGTGAACATGAATATTGGGCTACATTACAACAGGCAAAGCAGAAGATATGTACATACGTAATTGATGAAAAAGGTCTAATATATTTAAAAGAAAAATTTTCAAAGTCATTTATTATATTTTCTGTATATATCGACAGAAGTATGGATGATCGTATAAATTGTGGAATCGACCAACAGCGATGTAAACGCGATTTGAATCGTATAGAAATACCTTTAAATGAATATGATTATATTATTCATAATAATTATTCACTCGAAGAATTTAAACAAAAAGTTAAACAACTCACACTAAGTTTATTAAAATAATATGGCAACTCCTAATAACGAAAAGCCAATTATCGTGGCTTTTACCTTAGACTTTGAAACTGGCGGTCTGGACTGCCAAGATTGCGCATGTACCCAGATTGCAATCCATGCAGTACGTATAGACACTTTTGAAACAATTGACAGATATGTAAAATACATATCCCCATATAATAAACAATCGGATAAAGGTGTGGCTAAACGTAAAGTATTGAAGAGTAAATTTGATAAAGACGATGAACAGCCCATGAAATATGAAGAAAAAGCTCTGACTTATTCCGCCATAACAATGGATATGTTAGAATCTCTTGGTATGGACATCAAGCAAGTTGCGGCAGAGGTTATTGATTTTATCCGCAGAAACATATTATCAAAAGGTCGCAACATAAAACCCTTCTTAATTGGTCAAAACATTGGATTTGATATAGGATTTATGCAACAGTTAATGGAATATGGAGGACAAATGAAAGAATTTGCCAAACTTATGAGAGGAGAAACAGATTTCTATGGTCACTTCCAGCCTTTATATATAGACACAATCGTTTTAGGACAATTGGCCTTATCTCATTTAGACGGCATGTCCAGTTATAAATTGGAAATCATGGCAGAAAAATTTGGTATTGAATTAGATGATGCCCATGATGCAGATGCTGACGTAACAGCAACAACCAATGTGGCTATGGTATGTTCCCAAAGGATGCGTAATGCTTCCGGTATAGATGATGGTAGTATGGTTATGACTAAGACCGAAAAATCACGTGTCCATTTTAAAATATAGAATTATGGTTACAGAAGAAGAAAAAATGCAAGCCCAAGCTATAGGTTTAGAACCGGAGGTCGTTTTTAATACATTGTCTGATAGACAAATATATGGTGTGCAAACCGAAGATACCCATGAAACCATTATGGAAATTTCTGGGTACGACTTACAGATTAAATTTAATCGCGATAAGTTACAGAATATTGCAGATGTAGAAAGTATGTTAGACGGCCTAAAAGATTTATTCAGGCGAATTGTTATGCAAGATTTATTGCAAAGTAATCCCGAAAAAACAAACCCATAAAGTTCTCCTCACCTATTCTTAGTAAACTAAGCCCAGTTGATATATCGGCTGGGCTTTAATACAATAAATAATGGAATTAAATAAACCTGAATCGTTGAATAAACAAGAAATTGATTTTTGCGAGCTGTTTATTTTTGGCTGTGATCCTTATGCTGGGAATGCCAGAAAATGTTATGAAGATATTTTCCATGATTCCAGCAATACTTCTTTAAGGAAAGCCAAGCAACTAATAGCACGGGACGATGTGCAAGACTATATCAAGCAATTGAGGGCTATTGCAAATTATGAAACAGCTGATTTAAAAGCTCGCCTGACAGAGAAGTTACTACACATCATAGATGAAACTTCTACTGCCAAATATACAGACCGAAGAGGGACAGAATTGTCACCAGCTCCATTGCGTTCCGTAGCTGTACAAGCATCAAAAGCATTAATGGAAATGTATCCGGTTAAAGTAGCCCAAGAAAGCAAAGTTGAACTGAAAGGAGGTAACGGTGACTCTGGTATTGTTTTCAATGTCATTGTTCCTCAATCTAATAATGATAATAATGTTGAATAAAAGAACAAATGGTAGGACGAAAAATT